GAGAGACCGTTTCGTTTTTGTTGGCTGGTCTGGACTTCTTCTTTTTCCCACTGCTTACCTTGCTCTTGGTGGTTGGCTTACTGGGACAACTTTCGTTACGAGTTGGTATACTCACGGGCTTGCGAGTTCCTATCTTGAGGGTGCAAACTTTCTTACTGCAGCAGTTAGCACTCCAGCAGATTCTATGGGTCATTCTCTTCTTCTTCTCTGGGGTCCTGAGGCTCAAGGGGATATCGTCCGTTGGTTCCAACTTGGGGGACTCTGGACTTTTGTGGCGCTCCACGGGGCTTTCAGCCTGATTGGATTTATGCTTCGCCAGTTTGAGATTGCCCGCCTTGTAGGCATTCGTCCATACAATGCAATCGCATTCTCTGGTCCTATCGCAGTATTCGTTTCTGTGTTCCTGATGTATCCACTGGGTCAGTCCAGTTGGTTCTTCGCACCATCGTTTGGCGTTGCTGCAATCTTCAGGTTTCTTCTGTTTATCCAAGGATTTCATAATTATACGTTAAATCCGTTTCATATGATGGGCGTAGCAGGTATTCTTGGCGGTGCTTTATTGTGTGCCATTCACGGTGCTACCGTTGAGAATACTCTTTATGAAGACAGCGATCAATCAAACACTTTCAAGGCATTTGAACCGACTCAAGAGGAAGAGACGTACTCTATGGTTACGGCTAACAGATTCTGGTCTCAGATCTTCGGTATTGCTTTTAGTAATAAGCGTTGGTTGCACTTCTTTATGCTTTTTGTCCCAGTTATGGGTCTCTGGACTTCTTCTATTGGTATCATCGGTCTTGCTCTTAACCTCCGTGCATACGACTTTGTATCTCAGGAGATTAGAGCAGCAGAAGATCCCGAATTTGAAACATTTTACACAAAAAATATATTATTAAACGAAGGCTTACGTGCTTGGATGGCTCCAGTAGATCAACCTCACGAGAACTTTGTGTTCCCAGAAGAGGTTCTTCCACGAGGCAATGCTTTGTGATATAATTAGAGGGTGTAACAACCCTCTTTTTTTATGTCTCATAATCCTCAGCACGAACCTATGGAGCCCTGGGTAATTTGGGCAGGTGTAGCAATGATGGGATTTACAGTTATTGTATTTGTAACATTTACTCTTAGTGTAATCTATTGGGGTTAAATAGTTGCAGAAGCACTCACAAAAATGCTCCTCATACTCTTCCTTTTCCAACTGTTTGGAGTTTTTCTTTTTATAATGTCCGTTATTCAAGATTTATGATATCGTCGGAAACACCATATAAACTCGCAGAAGTAATTCGTGATACCTGGCCCAATCTTTACAGAAAACCACAAGTATCTTATAATAAGGAAAAGAAATTAAATGATGAACGAATATTGGATCGTAAAAGAAAATAAAACAGGTCGTGTTATTTGTCATTGTGCGGATATTAATGATGCACTTATGATGGTGTCTTTTGATCCTCATCATCGTTCATATAGTCGTCATCGTTTTATTGTGGATCAGGTGATTGATATTACTTCAACAACTGATAAGCAACTTTCTGGACAGATTGGACTTCCTGCTGCACAAGACTTATACATTTCGGAAGGTCAAGGAGAACCTGTGGTTGTATGAATCATCGTAAACATAAGCAAGCAGAAAATCTAAAAAAGAAAGTGTACACTCCAGACGGATACATTAAAGATCCACCTGATGCAGTATGTCCTCATTGTGGTCAGAAAGGTAAGTCTTGTTCTTATGTAAATAGTGTAAGTCGTGCCTGGGCAAGAGATGCTTGTGCTAAAAAGAATTCAAAATCTTCTTCAGAGGGATAAAGATATAAGTTATTATGAGGAATTTCATTACATTTATATTACTCTGAAAGAACTTATTGAAGTTATAAAAACCAGAAATAAATAATCATAAGTCGCAGTAACTTATGGGACCTCTACACTCTCCAAAGGAATACTTGTTTCATTTACACGCAACAAGTTCTGGGGAGGCGAAACGAATGTGGAGGCAAAACATAAAAGAAGAGTGGGGACATCAATGTGCTTATTGTGGGTCAGAAGAGAACCTTACGATTGATCACATTCTTCCCCAATCAAAGGGTGGATTAGACGTTACAAAAAATGTAGTCTGCTGCTGCCACCATTGTAACCAGTCCAAGGGGCACGAGCACTGGAAGTTGTGGTACGTTCAGCAAGATTTTTATAGTGAAGAAAGGTTTGATAAGATAGAAAAGTGGATGAAACCAGACCCTCCAACTAATTTATTTTCTTATCGTCCAAGACGCAATAATGCATCTTGAATAAATAAATGAAAGACAGTATATACTGTTTTTCTGGTAAATACCGAATATCATAAATGGCAACTCCGATTCGGATAAAAAGGTCTGCCGTTCCTGGTAAGAGACCTACAGCAGATCAACTATTAAGCGCAGAATTAGCTTACAACACGTATGATGGTGAGTTAACTGCTAAGAGAGAGCGTCCAGGAATCGGAACAGATATTATTCGTATCGGTGCAGGCGCAACAGTTACTAATGTTATCTATGTCACAAAAGACGGAAGCGACACAAACACAGGTCTCAAACTCGGAGACGCCAAAGCAACAATCGCAGGAGCAGTTGCAATCTCAACAGCAGGTTCCGTTATTAGAGTTAGTGCTGGATCTTATGTAGAAAACAATCCAATCTCATTACCCAATCAAGTCAGTATTGTTGGTGATAGTTTAAGAGAAGTCTCAGTTACTCCACAAAACCAAGGAGACCTCTTTTATGTTGGGAATGGAAACTATATTGCAGAAATGTCGTTTGTAGGATCTGCAAATCCAGGTGCTATTTTTTCATTCAATCCTAATAAACCAGTTTATAATAATCAATCGCCTTATATTCAAAATTGTACTAACTTCATTCCAAATAGTATTGGGATGAAAATTGATGGTCGATATTCTATTGGACCAACAAAATCGATGGTTCTTGACTCATATACTCAATATAATCAAGGTGGTATTGGAGTTTCAATTACCAATGAAGGTTATGCTCAGTTAGTTTCACTCTTTACAATTTGCCCAGACACTGCAGTTTTTTGTGGAACTGGCGGTGCTTGTGACTTAACAAACTCCAATGCATCATTTGGTAATTATGGTCTTGTTGCTGATGGTATTGGACCAAGAAAGTATACAGGTATTGTAACTCAAACTGCAGAAGCAAATAGTGATACATTTACTTTGGATTTAAATGTTTCTACATTAAACATTGTAAATGCATCTTATGATCATACTACAGGGTTATTAACTGCAACTACAAACAACCCACATAAATTTTCTGTGGGTATGGGAATAAGTCTTTCTGGTCTTGGATTTACTTGCCCATCTGGACCTGGAATTTTAACCTATCCAAGTGGAAACTATGGATATGTATTTGAAACTATTACAGTTGCGCCCGGAAGATATGTTGATGCTTATAATTTAATTCAATTAAATAGGCAAGAAATAATTAATAGTTCTTATAATGCAATTTCTGCGGCATATCCATTATTTGTGAATCCAAATCCAGAAAAATGCAAACGGGATATTGGATATATTGTTGATGCCGTTTCAACTGATGTTAGAGATTTTACAAGTAGAAACTCAATCGAAGCAACTAAAGCATACTTTAAACTTGACGGAACACTATTGACAAATGGTTTAGAAGGTGAAATTCCTCAAACAATAGTTGGGTTTACTTCTGCAAGAGAACTAATGAAACTTGCAGTTACAAATAATCTTACTAATAAAAATTTGTCTATTGTAGCAGATCCTTTAACTAATAATAATATAGATCCATCATCTTGTGCGGATGTTCGTTCTTTTATTGATAATCTTGTTGGAATAATTACAACTAGACTGGGTACTGGAAATTTAAACACTAATCCATTACCGACAGTTTCTGCAGCAAGTACAACTTTTACAGCCTATGTTGGAACATCTACTTTGCCTCATACATACAATTATGGCGGGACTGCAAAAATTAATGTAACAAGACCTTTTGATGGGCAAGTTGTTTATTTTGATCGATTATTTTATAGTGTGAGTGGTATAAAAATAAATTCTGGGGGTTCTGGTTATTCAGGAACTGTTGAGATAACAATTGATTCTCCAGAACCAGATTGGTCTATACCTGCAACTGCAGTTGCAGAAGTTAAAAATGGTTCTGTTATATCTGTAGAAATGATATCAAATGGTAGAGGATATACTTCTACTCCAAAAGTTACTTTTAGTTCTCCTGATGTTGGAATTAATACTGCAACTGGTGATGCTATTTTACTTCCAACATATTATTCAATTTTAAGTTCTACTCCGATTTCTTCTGGCATTTCTACAATAACTGTAAATGAAAATGTTCCATATTCTATTGGAGTTGGAACAGAAACATATTTTTATAAGCAAAGTAGAGTTCTTGCATCAGGTCATTCCTTTGAATATATTGGTTCGGGAACAAATATTAATGCCGCTCTTCCTGCACAAGGAGGTGTTCCAATTCAAGATAATGAGGTTGATATGAGAAATGGTGGTTTGGTTGTTTATACCAGTACAGATCAATCTGGTAATTTTAGAATAGGTGAAGGTGTTGCTATTAATCAGCAAACTGGAACTATTTCTGGAAGATTTTATTCAAAGAGTTTATTTTCAACAATGACTCCATTTATACTCGCACTCGGAGGAGAATAAGAAATGGCATTAGCACTTAACGTATTTAAGACAGTTACAAAAGTTGCATCAACAAGTGCAGTTGGAATTTATACAGCACCTGTGGGATACACTGGAGTTGTTCTTTTAGCACAAGCGGCAAATATAGGAGGTAGTACTCAAACAATTTCCTTTTCTCATCAAAGAACAACTTCAGGAATTGCAGTTACTACGGAAATTTTGAAAAATTTTCCAATTTCTTCAAATGATACTGCAAATCTTTTAGCAGGCAAATTAGTTCTTGAATCTGGTGATGTTCTTGTATTATCTGCAAGCACTGGAACTGATATTAAATTTTTAGGAAGCATCTTGGAGACACTTAACTAAAATGACTAAGTACACTAGCGGCAGACAAAAAAATCTAAAAGTTGGTATAGTATCTTATAGTGAGAATTTAACTTCACTTGAAGTTGTTGGTGGTGCTATTTTTAGTGGTGAAAGCACTGGTGAACTTGTTAGAATTAGTCAAATTGGTACTGGACCTGCTTTTATTGTAGAAGATAGTGCAAATCCTGATGTTACACCTTTTGTAGTTACTACAGAAGGTAAAGTCGCTATTGGTGTTGCTGCTGGTGGTATTAGTACTAGTTATAAGTTAGAAGTTGATGGTGGAGATATTAGATTTGTTAAAGGCGGTCAAGGTGACCTTATTATTTCGCATTCAAATTTAGTATCTAATGTTCGTGCTTCTGGTAATGTTCAACTCGGTTTGGGTGCAAATGGTGAAGATGCAATAAGAATTAATTTAAATAATAATGTTGGTATAGGAACCACAAATCCAACATCAAAACTTTACGTTGTTGGTGATGGTTACTTTACTGGTGTTGTTACAGCATTAAGTTTTTCTGGTAATGCTTCAAGTGCTACTTATGCTACATCAGCAGGTATAGCAACTTATGCTACCACAGCAGGAATCGCAACTTATGCAACTTATGCGATTAATGCTGGAGTATCTACAAGTGTAATAGGTGGTATAGGTTCTATAGCACAATTGAATGTTTCTGGTCTATCTACATTTAACGCAATTTCTGTAGGTGGAACCACTGGTGTAAATGGACAATATTTAAAATCAACTGGCGATGGACTTGTATGGGCAAGTTTCACACCTTTAAGGAGTGTTTACAATTTTATTGCCGAAAATAGTCAAAAGCAATTTGATGTTGCTGGAATAAGCAGTGGATATGTTGATGTGTTTTTAAATGGTATTCGTTTAGATGATATAAATTATTCTCTTGTAGGAACCGGAGTTAGTTTAACTGTAGGAACATTTACTAATGATGAAGTAACCATTATTTCATACAACACCACTGGTGCTGGATCTGGTGGCGGAACTGGATCTGGTAGTGAATGGACAAGAGTTGGAAATGGAATTTATAATACGGGAAGAGTTTCAATTGGAACTGATACTGTAGGATCAGGTTCAACTGTTTTATATGTTGTTGGAGATGCTAGAATCACTGGAATTTTATCTATAGGGCAAGGTACAGTTACAATTGATGGTAGTACTAATACATTAACAGTTCCAAATCTTGTAGTTACAAATAATACTAGTGGAATAAATCTTGCTTCTTATGCAACAACTGCTGGAATATCTACAAATTCAATTTATTCATTTTCTAGTGGTATAGCATCTTATGCTGATAATTCTGGTATTTCTACTTATTCAATCACTGCCGGAATATCTACAAATGTGATTGGCGGTATTGGATCTATAACGCAACTTAATGTATCAAATAATTCATATCTTATTGGTAATGTTGGTGTAGGAACTACAAACCCACTTCAAAATCTGGATATTCGCGGTAATTTAAGAATAACAGGAGCAATTTATGATGGTTTTGACAATGTTGGGTTATCTGGACAAATACTATCGTCTACTGGAACCAAAGTTCAGTGGATAAATGTTAGTTCTGCAAATGTTGGGTCTGCAAATTCTATTGGAATTAATCTAGATTCTAGTAATTCGTCAAGGTACATTACATTTGTTGATAATACATCTGGAACAAATATTGTTAAAGTTGATAGTGATTTAATTTATAATCCAAATACTAATACACTTACTGCGTCAAATTTTGTAGGTTCTTTATCAGGAACAGCAACAACAGCAACAAATCTTTATGATGCTGCAAATATTACTACTGGAACTATTAATAGTGCTAGATTAAGTGGAACTTATAATATTAATATTAATGGTAATGCTTCAAGTGCTACTTACGCAACATCAGCAGGAATTGCCACTTATGCTACATCAACAGGCATTGCTACTTACGCAACATCAGCAGGTATAAGCACTTATGCTACATCAGCAGGAATTGCTACTTATTCTAATAATGCTGGTATAGCAACATCAGTCATTGGTGGAATTGCATCTGTTACACAATTAAATGTTTCTGGAGTTTCTACCTTAGGGTTTATTACTACAAGAAACTTATATTCTTCAGGAATTGTTACAGCATCTGCATTTTATGGTGATGGTACAAATCTTAGAGGTGTGCCTAGATCTTATTATACAGAATATTCATCTTCTGCAAATGTATCTAACTCTGCATTAAGTATTTCTGGTATAAGTTCTTATTCCCAATTGGCAGTTATAAAAGGAACTTACGCAAGTCAATTTAATGATTACTATGGTGGTTCAGTAGCACTTACACCTGATGGTAATACCTTAGTTATTGGTGCCTGGGACGATGAAATTTCTGGTTCTGCTGGTTATGGTGTTGTTTATGTTTATGATCGAAATTATGGTGGAGGATCTGATGTATATGGTGAAGTAGGAATACTAACTGGATTTTATGCTTCTCAGAGTGGAGATTTTTTTGGAATATCCGTATCAGTCAGTGCTGATGGTAATACAGTTGTTGTTGGAGCATCTGGTGATGAAACAACGGGTACGGATACAGGTGTTGTTTATGTATATGATAGAACTACTGAAAATACTTTTACTCAAGTTGGAATTCTTACAGGATCAGATTCAACCACTGGAGATCAATTTGGGGAGGGTCTTGCAATAAGTCCAAATGGAAGTTCAATTATTGTTGCTGCAGTAGGTAATGGTAGTCGTTTTTATCATTTTGTAAGATCTGGAAATACATTTGATCAAGTTGATCTTTATGCTTATGGTTCTTTTGCTGGTTACTCTTTAAACTTTAATGGAGATGGAAAATCATTTGTTGCAACCGACAACAACACAGTCATTTTATTTGAGTTAATTGATGGTTTTATTAACATAGTTGATTCTTATGTAGATGGTTCAACTTTATATTCTGCTGCAATTAGTGCTGATGGAAAAACTATAATTGCTGGTAATAATAATGGAGTTTCTGTTTTTGATAGAGTCGGCAATTCTTTAAGTAGAGTTGGAATTCTTACTGCGGTTGTTGATCCTACATCTTCTTATGGTGAATCTGCTGCAATTAGTGCCGATGGAAAAACTATTATCGTTGGTGCATATCAAGACAATGGTACAAAGGGTCGTGTATTTATATACAATCGTCAAGGAAATGTCTTTAATCAAGTAGGAATAGTAACCGCAGGATCGAGAGCAAATGCTGGGGATTGGTTCGGATACTCATTAGCATTAAGTGCTGATGCTAAAACTCTTATTGTTGGTGCTCCTGTTGATGAATTGACTGGTTCTACTGGATATGGATCTGTTTATATTTTTAATCAGACACAACAAACATATCTTTATTCTGGACCAACAGGTAATATTGGTATAGGTTCAACATCACCAACAACAAAACTTGATGTTGTTGGTGATGCAAGAATTGGTATTAATACCTCTCAAGGTGTAATACTTACCTCTGCAAATGGAACAAAATATCGTTTAATTGTAAGTGATGCTGGTACGTTAAGTACAGTTCTTGTTACCTAAACTTCAAATAAATACCTTTATAAAGCAGAAATAAAATGTCTAATAGTAGGGAGATTTCTCAATTTTCATCGTTCATCTATGTAGATGATAAAAATAGAAATATTGGAATTGCAACAACTGCAACTCCCTATGTTGGTATAGGAACCACAAATCCAACATCAAAACTTTACGTTGTTGGTGATGGTTACTTTACTGGTGTTGTTACAGCATCAAATTTTTCTGGTAATGTTTCAAGTGCTACTTATGCTACATCAGCAGGTATAGCAACAGCACTTCAGACCGCAAGAACTTTTGAAATTACTGGTGATATTGTTGCTTCGCCAATTAGTTTTGATGGAACTGGAAATGTATCTCTAGCAGCAACTATCCAACCAAATTCAGTTGCTCTTGGTTCTGATACGACTGGTGACTATGTTCAAACAGTATCTGGAACATTAAATCAGATCACGGTTACTGGTGGGACTGGTGAAGGTTCAACACCAACATTAAGTCTTCCAAATAATTTAGTTATTCCTCAGGACGCAATAGTTACAAGAGATCTTCAGGTTAATCGCAACCTAAACGTAACTGGAAATATTACAATTGGTGGTACAACAGCATTTATTAATGTTCAGGAATTAAGAGTTACTGACCCAGATCTTGTTCTTGGATTTAGAACAGATGCTTTTGGTAATGATTCTTCTACAGATAATACAGCAAATCACGGTGGTATTGCAATTGCATCCACTGAAGGAACCCCATTAACTCAATTATTCATTGCTGGAATTGAAACTACTCCATCCACATATAAGAAAATTATGTGGTTTAAGGCGGGTACTTTTGCTGGACTTGGAACCGACGCTTGGTTAAGTAATTATGCTATTGGTATTGGTTCGACACAGTTCCCAGTGGGGACAAGACTCGCTGCCGGTTCTGTTCAATTTACTGAAAGAGATTTAGTAGTCGTTAGAAACATTAACGCTTCTGGTGTTGTAACGGCATCAAGTTTTTCTGGCAATGCTTCTAGTGCTACTTATGCTTCAGTAGCAGGAATCGCAACCTATGCCGTTACCGCTGGAGTCTCTACGTTCTCTGGTTATGCTAACGTTGCTGGCATTGCAACTTACGCAACCAATGCTGGATTAAGTACTTATGCTACATCAGCAGGTATAAGCACTTATTCTAATAATGCTGGTATAGCAACCTATGCCGTTACCGCTGGAGTCTCTACGTTCTCTGGTTATGCTAACGTTGCTGGCGTCTCTACGTTCTCTGGTTACGCTAACGTTGCTGGTGTCTCTACGTTCTCTGAATATGCTTCAGTAGCAGGAATCGCAACCTATGCCGTTACCGCTGGAGTTGCTACAAATGCACAAGGTCTCATAGGAACTCCAAATATTACTGTTGCAAATATTACTGCAGCAAGTCTAAATTCAAGTGGTATTGTTACTGGTTCTTCTTTCCGACCAAGCACTGGTTATTATCAATCGGCAAATGGAACCAATGCTTTTTATGTATTTGATACTAGTGGTGATGTATCTTTTCAAGGAAAGATAGTTACAAATTATATAAGAAGTAATACCAATTTAAATCCAACTATTACAGTTTCGGATCTTGATTTACAGTTTGCAAGAAATGTTACTATTTCTGGTATTACAACTTCAACTGGTGGTTTTGTAGGAAACTTAACAGGAACAGCATCAACAGCATCATTTGCTACAACTGCTTATAATTTAACTGATGCTGCAAATATTACTACTGGAACTATTAATAGTGCTAGATTAAGTGGAACTTATAATATTAATATTAATGGTAATGCTTCAAGTGCTACTTACGCAACATCAGCAGGAATTGCTACTTATTCTAATAATGCTGGTATAGCAACATCAGTCATTGGTGGAATTGCATCTGTTACACAATTAAATGTTTCTGGAGTTTCAACATTTAATTCAAATGTTGGTATTAAGACATTAAATGCTACATCGGCACTTTATGTCGTTGGTGATACTTATATAACTGGAATTTTAACAGCAAATAGAATTTTTAGTTCCATTTATGGAGAATTTACTGGTTCTTCTGTAACTAGTGATTCTCTTGTAGGAACTGCTTTATCTATTTCTGGTATTAGCACTCTTGGAATTACTAGTGCTACGAATCTAACCGCACAACAACTGAATGTAACCGGTCTTTCAACTTTTGCTGGAATTACCACAGTCACTGGAGAGACTTTATTCTCCAAGCAATTAAACGTTTCTGGTGTTTCCACATTCAAAGGAAATGTAAATCTTGCTGATAATGCAAGTCTGTATCTTGGTGATGGAAATGATTTAAGAATTTTTCATAATGGATCAAATAGTTTTATTTCGGAAGTTGGAACTGGAGGACTTTTTATTGATGCATCTAGTACCACCTATAGATCTGCATCACATACATTTAAAAATGGCGGTTCAACAGAAAACCTTGCAATCTTCACTGAAAATAGTTCAGTAGAACTTTATTATGACAACTCCAAAAAGTTTGAAACTTCTGGTGTTGGCGCAACCGTTTATGGAACACTCGATACAACTCAACTAAACGTTTCTGGTTTTTCTACTTTTGTAGGAGTCTCAACATTCCAGTCATCTTTATTTGGTTCTCAAGCATCCTTTACTGGTGTTGTAACAGCATCAAGTTTTTCTGGAAATGCTTCAAGTTCTACTTATTCAACATCGGCAGGAATTGCCACTTATGCTACATCGGCAGATATTGCTACTTATGCGACTAATGCAGGAATAGCAACAAATCTCAAAGGTGGTGCAGGTGGTTCTATACCTTATCAAACTGCAGCAGATACAACCACTTTCTTAGCAAATGGTATTTCTGGTTATATTTTACAGGCAAATGGTGGTACAAGCGCACCTTCTTGGGTTCCTGCAGCACCTGCATCTGCAATTACTGGACTTACAATAAGAGACGAAGGTACAATTGTTGGTACTGCAAATAGTGTTTCGCAACTTAATTTTGTTGGTGCAACTGTTACTGCGACTGCATCTGGTTCTATTTCTACAATTACAGTTTCTGCTCCTGCTGGAATGGAAATTCGTGATGAAGGAACAATTGTTGGAAGTGCAATTACATCAATAAATATTGTCGGTGCAGGAATTACTGCAACAGCATCAGGTACTGCAACAACAATTACTTCATTGAGTCCAACTGGTGGTGGAACAGATGCTGTATTTTACTTGAATGATAATACTATAAACAATGCTTATACGATTCCTTCTGGAAAGAATGCTCTTTCAGTTGGACCACTTACAATTAATGCGACTGTCACAATTAGTGCGAATGCAAGTTGGGTTGTAATTTCCTAAATACATAAAAAAGAATGTAGAATGCCTGTAAATATAGGACCAAATAGTATTACTGGTATTACTCAAGTTAATAATCCAGATGATGCTGTAAATAAAACTTATGTGGATAGTCGTGCAGGAGTTCCCACACTTGCAGGAAACGAGAATGAGTTTCTGTATAGTGACGGAATCAATGCGACTTGGGAACCAATAGGAGCAACGCAGGAATACACTACTTTTGGTTCTTATACTTATACAGTACCACCACAAGCAAAAGAATTATTGATTGAGGCAACTGGTGCTGGTGGTGGTGGAGCAAGTGGAAATACTGATACTAGTTCTTATGAAACTGCAAGTATTTGGACTTTAAGAACTGGTTGTTTTTCTAATAATATTATTCGTTCTTTTATTTATTCAACTTTTTATGTTTCTAGTGACAATGGTGGTAGAATTGGAACTTCAACAGATGCAATCACCTGGACTTTAAGAACTTCTGGTTTTGGTGGTACTACTATTTCTGGTCTTATTTATGCAAATAATACTTATCTTGCTGGTGGTAGTGGTGGAGTCTTAAACACCTCAACAGATGCAATTGCTTGGACTTTAAGAACTTCTGGTTTTGCTGTTATATACAATATTCTTGCTCTTACTTATGGAACTGTTTATGTTGCTAGTGGTAGTGGTGGAGTCTTAAACACCTCAACAGATACAATTACTTGGGAATTAAGAACTTCTGCAATTAGTTTAAGTAGTATTAATGCACTTACTTTTGGAAATAATCTTTATGTTATTGGTGCTGGGGGAACATTACAATCTTCAACAGATGCAATTGTCTGGACTTTAAGAACTTCTGCTGGTTTTGGTGCTAATCAAATTAATGCACTTACTTATGCAAACAATATTTATGTTGCAGGTGATCAAAGTGGAATCTTAAACACCTCAACAGACACAATCACCTGGACTTTAAGAACTTCTGGTTTTGGTGTGGCTGGTATTCTTGCTCTTACTTATGCAAACAATACTTATTTTGCAGGTGGTGCTAATGGAATCTTAAACACATCAACAGATGCTATTGCTTGGACTTTAAGGACTGCTGGTTTTGCTACTAATGGTATTTATTCCCTTACTTATGCAAACAATACTTATGTTGCTGGTGGTGTTAGTGGAACTCTATCAGTATCACCCCACATACCACCAGGAATGACAGGAGGTTCTGGAGGTTCTGGAGCATCAGCATCCTGGAGTATTTCAAAAGACCAAATTATATCTTCTGGAATTACTGTGAATGTTTCAAGAGGTGGATTTGGTGGTCAATTAGTTCCTGTTCGTTGGATTTTAAGAACTGCTTCTTTTACTAATCAACCTATTACTTCACTTATCTTTGGAAATAATACTTATGTTGGTGGTGGTAGTGGTTTGGGAATATTAAACACCTCAACAAACGCAATCACCTGGACTTTAAGAACTGCTGGGTTTGGTGTTAATGGTATTAATGCTCTTATCTACTCAAATTTTTATGTTGCTGGTAGTACTGGTGGAGTCTTAAACACTTCAACAGATGCAATCACCTGGACTTTAAGAACTTCTGGTTTTGGTTCTAATAGTATTGGTGAACTTACTTATGCTTTGGGACAAACAAATGCTTATGTTGCTGGTGGTGATAATGGAATCTTAAACACCTCAACAGATGCAATTACTTGGACTTTAAGAACTTCTGGTTTTGGTGTTAATGCTATTCGTGCCCTTACTTATGCAAATAATCTTTATGTTGCTGGTGGAGACGGGGGGTTAAGTACTTCAACAGACGCAATTTCTTGGGTTTTAAGAACTTCTGGTAATCTTCCTAGAATCATTACTTATGCAAATAATCTTTATGTTGCTGGTGGAAATGGTAGTACTGGAGTCTTAACTACCTCAACAGACGCAATCATTTGGACTTTAAGAACTTCTGGTTTTGGTACTAGTAGTATTATTGCTCTTACTTATGCAAACAATACTTATGTTGCTGGTGGTGTTGGTGGAATTTTAAACACCTCAACAGACGCAATCACCTGGACTTTAAGAACTTCTAATACTACGCAACTTATTTACGCACTTATTAATACAAACAATGCTTATGTTGCTGGGTGTGCTGGTGCAACTTTACTCACATCAAACGTAACAGCAGAAAATGGTTCAAATACTACAATAACCTGGACTGGACCAAGCAGTAGAACTTATACACTTTCAGTAAATGGTGGTGATGCAGGGTCAAACACTGGATTTTTATTAGGTGGTTCTGGTGGTACAATACCAACTACAGATAGCAATTATCTTCAAGCATCTGCTGGTCTTTCTGGTGTTGCTGGAAGAGTAGTACCAACAACAGGATTTTCACCTGCTACTGCATCAAGTTCTTTTCAATCAACTGCTGGTGGTTCTGGTGGTTATAGTAGTGCAAGTTCTCGTTCTGCATCTCTTGGTGGTTCTGGTGGAACCATTAATTATTATGGTTCAACCAACACTTTTACTAATATTGAGGTTAGTGGAAGAATTGCTAGTTCAATTTCTGGACTCTCTTATGGTAATGGTGGAAGTGGTGGTGGTGCTGTGAGTGATAATGCTCTTTATTGGACTTCAAGAACTTCTGGTTTTAGTACTGCTGTAATTAATGCTCTTACTTATGGAAACAATACTTATCTTGCTGGTGGTGCTAATGGAATTTTAAATACCTCAACAGATGCAATTAGTTGGATTATAGGAACTTCTGGTACTGGTAGTACTATTAATGGGGTGGTATATGGAGACAATCTTTATGTTACAGTTGGTGCTGTTCCAATAACCACTTCAACAGATTTAATTACTTGGGTTTTGAGAACTTCTGGTGTAGGTGCTCTTTCGATTTATGCTCTTACTTATTCAACTTTTTATGTTGCTGGTGGTCAAAGTGGAAGATTAATCACTTCAACAGATGCAATTGCCTGGACTTTAAGAACTGCTGGTTTTGTTTCTAATGCTTTATCACTCACCTATGCAAACAATCTTTATATTGTCGGTGGTTCTGGTGGAATATTAAACACCTCAACAGATGCAATTACTTGGTCTTTAAGAACTACTATTGGTTTTAGTACTATTTACTCACTAACCTATGCCAACAATACTTATGTTGCTGGTGGTGTTAGTGGTGCTAGTGTAGGAATATTAAACACCTCAACTGACACAATCACCTGGACATTAAGAACTACCGGATATGGTTTTGGTAGTTTAATTAATGCATTAACTTATGCAAACAGTACTTATGTTGCTGGTGGTGGTAGTGGAAATGTATCTATTTCAACAGACGCAATCACTTGGATTTTAAGAACTGCTGGTTTTAGTACTAATGCTATTAATGCCCTTACTTTTGGTAATAACCTGTATGTTGCTGGTGGTGTTAATGGTACTCTCACAACCTCCCCAACAATATCTGCAGGTTCAGGAGGTTCTGGAGTCAAAGGTGGTGGAGGTGGTGGAGGTGGTTATGAAGAAACCACAGACACTGCAGGTGCAGGTGGTGATGGTGGTGATGGTTATGTTCGTATCAGTTGGGCATAAGGAGGACTAACAATGCCAGTAGATCCAATTAAATTTTCAGAAAATAGTATTTCAGGACTTACAACAGCAACGGATTTCACTGATGTTCCGTATAAGTCTTATGTGGATTCTAATGTTTCTCCACTACCTTCACAGGTTGGTGCATCAGGTAAATTTCTTACCACAACAGATGGAACAACAAGAACTTGGGATTATGTTTCTAATTACCAAGAATTTACAACCACAGGAGAGCAAACATTTACGGTTCCAAGTCAGGCAAATCTTTTATACATTGAAGCAACTGGTGCTGGTGGTGGAGGAAGTGCAGGACAAAGTAATGCATTGAATGCCGTGACTTGGACTTTAAGAACTGCTCGTTTTAGTTCTAGCATCATTTATTCCTTTACTTATTCAACTTTTTATGTTGCAGGTAGTCAAAGTGGAATCTTAAACACCTCAACAAATGCAATTGTCTGGACTTTAAGAACTTCTGGTTTTGGTTCTGGTGGTACTATTCTTGCTCTTACTTATGCAAACAATACTTATATTGGTGGTGGTACTAGTGGAACCTTAATCACTTCAACAGATGCAATTGCTTGGACTTTAAGAACTTTTGGATTGGGTACTACTCAAATTAATACTCTTACTTATGGAAACAATACTTATGTTGCTGGTACTAATACTGGAGATATAAACACTTCAACAGACGCAATCACTTGGGAATTGAGAACTGCTGGTTTTGGTGGTAATGGTATTTCTGCCCTTACTTATGCAAACAATACTTATGTTGCTGGTCGTGTTAGTGGAATCTTAAACACCTCAACAGATGCAATTGCTTGGACTTTAAGAACTTCTGGTTTTGGTATTAATCAAATTGTTGCTCTTACTTATGGAAACAATCTTTACGTTGCTGGTGGTCAAACTGGAACATTAAACACCTCAACAGATGCAATCACCTGGACTTTAAGAACTTCTGGTTTTGGTTCTGGTGGTACTATTCTTCCTCTTACTTATGGAAACAATACTTATGTTGCTGGCGGAGATAGTGGAGTATTAAATACCTCAACAGATGCAATCACCTGGACTTTAAGAACTTCTGGTTTTGGAACTAATATCATTTATGCTTTAACTTATGCAAACAATACTTATGTTGCTGGTGGTGCTAGTGGAATCTTAAATACCTCATACGCACAAGCATCAGGAGCAGGAGGTTCATCAGGTTCTTATACGTCTTGGTATATTCCAAAGAACATTGTTTCTTCTAATATCACTGTCAATCCTGGTGTTGGTGGTACTGGTGCAACAACAGATGCAGGTACTGGTTCAGCAGGAGCAGGAACAACAATAACTTGGACTGGACCTGGAGGAACTTATACACTTACTGCAAATGGTGGAGGTGCTGGTGGAATAGCAGGAGCAGCACAATTAGTTACGCAGTCAAGTTCTTTTTATACCACTGCTGGACTTTCTGGAGCACCACAAACTCCAATTGATGGTGGATTTACAGCAACCGCACAAACCAACCAATTCCAACCAACGGGTGGTGGTAGTGGTGGTTTTACAACAAGTATTGGAGTTTCTGGTGGTAATGGTGGGTCTATCGTATCTTATGGAAATACTATTTTCTCTCTTGCAGGTTATGGTGATGGTAGTAATGGCAATAGTGCAACAGCAATCACCGCACTTCCTTATGGATTAGGTGGTGGTGGAGGTGGTGCGGTTGTTGATAATCCACCACCAAGTGCAACCTGGACTTTAAGAACTTCTGGTTTTAGTGGTAATTCAATTAATGCTCTTACTTATGCAAACAATACTTATGTTGCTGGTGGTGTTAATGGAGTATTAAACACTTCAACAGATGCAATTGCCTGGACTTTAAGAACTTCTGGTTTGGGTGGTAATTACATTTATGCACTTACTTATGGAACTGTTTATGTTGCTAGTGGTAGTGGTGGAGTCTTAAACACTTCAACAGATGCAATCACCTGGACTTTAAGAACTTCTGGGACAACTGTTTCTGTTTATGGACTTACTTTTGGAAACAATACTTATGTTGCTGGTGGAAGTTTTGCTGGAATTCCAGAATTAACCACCTCAACAGATGCAATCACCTGGACTTTAAGAACTTCTGGTTCTACTAATACTATTTGGACACTTACTTATGCAAACAATACTTATCTTGCTGGTGGTAATGCTGGAATCTTAAATACCTCAACAGACACAATCACCTGGACTTTAAGAACTGCTGGTTTTGGTGTTAATGCTATTCGTGCTCTTACTTATGCAAACAATACTTATCTTGCTGGTGGTAATGCTGGAATCTTAAACACATCAACAGATGCAATTGCTTGGACTTTAAGAACTTCTGGGACAACTGTTTCTGTTTATGGACTTACTTTTGGAAACAATACTTATGTTGCTGGTGGTGCTAATGGAATCTTAAACACATCAACAGATGCAATCACCTGGACTTTAAGAACTTCTAATGTTGCAACTAATATTAATGCTCTTACCTACGCAAACAATACTTATATTGGTGGTACTAGTGGTGGAACCTTAATCACTTCAACAGCAACAGCAACTGCAGGTGCAGGAGGTTCTGGTGTTCGTGGAGGTGGTGGAGGTGGTGGTGCTTCTATTGGTTCTACTTTTGGTCGTGGTGGTAATGGTGGTGATGGTTACGTGAAGATTACCTGGTGGTAATAAATATTAAAAAGGAAGGAATAAGAACATAAAATGTCTCAAATACTCTCTGGAAGAATTACTGGTATTACAAGTACGACATCAGCAACTGATGCTTCAACGAAAGAATATGCCGACCAGTTTACAAGTCCAAGTACAACTGGAAATGCTGGTGGATTTTTGAGTGTTTATCCTGGTCTTTCTTATTGGGTGTTGAGAACTGCTGGGTTTGCTGTCAGTCAACAAATTTATTCACTCATTTATACAACTTTTTATGTTGCAGGTGGTTCTAATGGAGTCTTAAACACCTCAACAGATACAATCACCTGGACTTTAAGAACTGCTGGTTTTACTACTAATCCTTTTTACTCACTTACTTATGGAAATAATACTTATGTTGGTTGCAGTAGTAATGGAGTTTTAATTTCATCTACAGATACAATCACTTGGACTTTAAGAACTTCTGGTATAACAAATACTATTAATACTCTTACTTACTCAACTTTTTATATTGCAGGTGCTGATGCTGGAAGATTAATCACCTCAACAGATGCAATTGCTTGGTCTCAAAGAACTTCTGGATTTGGAAGTAATAATATTACTGCCTTTGTTTACTCAAATAATACTTATGTTGCTGGTGGTCAAACTGGAACATTAAACACCTCAACAGATGCAATTGTCTGGACTTTTAGAACTTCTGGGACTGCTAATGCAATTATTTCTCTTACCTTTGGAAATAATACTTATGTTGCTGGTGGTGGTGCAGGAACTTTAATTACTTCAACAGACACAATCACTTGGACTGTAAGAAGTTCTAATACTACTAATAATATTAATGCTCTTACCTATGCAAATAATACTTATGTTGCTGGTGGTGTTAGTGGAACCTTAAGAACATCAACAGATACAATTACTTGGTCTTCTAGAACTTCTGGATTTAGTACTAATAATATTAGTGCTCTTACTTATGCAAACAATACTTATATTGCTGGTGGTTCTGGTGGTACTCTAGCAATCTCCCAACCCAGAAGACAAAGTTGGAAACCAATAAACTCCACAACCACAACAACATTAGACAGAGCAACATACAAAGGTTCACAAGAATTCACAGCATCGGGAACCTTCTTTATTCCTCCAAGTGCAACACAGTTTTATATTGAAGCAATCGGTGCTGGTGGTGGAGGAGCATCAGGAAGATATACAGGTACTTTAGGTTCTGGTGGTGGTGGAGGTTCTGGTGCTTATAATGCCTGGTTAATTCGTCGTGGAGAACTTGGAAATGCTACAACGATGACTGTAACCGTTGGTGCTGGTGGTCGTGGTGGAAACAATCGTGGTATGAGTACCAGTACTGATGGTATTAATTGGTTTACTGTTCCTGGTGGTTCTGGGTTTGGTACTAATTCAGTTAGTGCTCTTACTTATGGAACTGTTTATGTTGCTGGTGGTGCTAATGGAGTTTTAAATACCTCAACAGATACAAATACTTGGATTTTAAGAACTGCTGGTCTTGGTGGTTTTAGCATTTTTTCCCTTACTTATGGAAATAATACTTATATTGCTGGTAGTACTGGTGGAGTCTTAAACACTTCAACAGATGCAATCACCTGGACTTTAAGAACTGCAGGTAATTTTATTGGTGATAATACTACAGCACTCACTTACGGAAACAATACTTATGTTGCTGGTGGTACTAGTGGAAAATTAAGCACCTCAACAGACGCAATCACTTGGACTTCCAGAACTGCTGGTTTTGGTGCTAATCAAATTAATGCACTCATCTTTGCAAACAATACTTATCTTGCTGGTGGTTCTACTATTGGTGCCTTTAACACTTCAACAGATGCAATCACCTGGACTTTAAGAACTTCTGGTTTTGGTTCTAATGGTATTGTTGCTCTCACTTATGCAAACAATACTTATGTTGCTGGTGGTACTAGTGGAAAATTAAATACTTCAACGGATGGAATTGCTTGGACTTTAAGAACTTCTGGTTTTACTGTTACTATTAATGCCCTTACTTATGCAAATAATCTTTATATTGTTGGTAGTACTGGTGGAGTCTTAAACACTTCAACAGATGCAATCACCTGGACTTTAAGAACCTCATTGTTCCAAGCACAAAGCATTATTGCTCTCACCTACGGAACTACCTTCGTTGCTGGTGGTGTTACTTCTGGTGCTGGTGCTGCTGGTGGTTCTACAACGGTCACCTGGACTGGAAATACTCCAACAGGTACTGCGACTTATACTTTAACTTCTTCTGCTGGTAGTGGTGCAAGTGATACAACAACTTCTGGTGGTAATGGGGCTGGAAACGCAGGATTACTTTCTAATGCTCTCTATGTTACTTCTGGTCTTGTTGGTGCTACTGGTCGTTCTACTTATGGTTCCTCAAATGCAACACAAAACTCCAGATTCCAACCAACAGGTGGTGGAAGTGGAGCATATAATACCAGTACTGGTGGAAGTTCTACAATGTACTGGTATGGAAATACTTATACTGCAAGTGGTGGAAGTGATACTGGTGGTAATGGAAGTGGTGGTATTGATGGTTCTTATACTGGAAACATTGGAAGTGGTGGAGGTGGTGGAGGTGCTTTAAGTGAAGGACTTACGAGTTGGTATTTAAGAACTTCTGGTTTTGGTTCTACTAATATTCTTGCTCTTGCTTTTGGAAATAATACTTATGTTGCTGCTGGTGCTAATGGGGTTTTAAGTACTTCAACAAATGCAATCACCTGGACTTTAAGAACTGCTGGTCAGTTGTTTAATCTTGACCCTCTTTCTTATTTGAATAATGAATTCTTTATTGGTGGTGCTGGAACTTTAAGCACCTCAACAGACGCAATCACCTGGACTTTCAGAACTTCTGGTACTAATGCTACTTTTGGAGATTTCATCTATGCGAATAATCTTTATGTTGCATCATTTACGAGTGTTGGAACAGTAAGTACTTCAACAGATGCAGTTTGTTGGACTTTAAGAACTTCTGGGACAACTGTTTCTTTACCTTCTCTTACATATTCAACTTTTTACGTTGCTGGTGGTTTTAGTGGAGTAATTATTACTTCAACAGACGCAATCACCTGGACTTTAAGAACTTCTGGAACATCAAATAATAGTTCATCTCTTACCTATGGAAATAATTTATATCTTGCTTCTGGTGGATTTAGTGGTGATTTAAGGTCTTCGACGGATACAATTACTTGGTCTTTAAGAACTTTTGGAAATGCTACTCCTATTATTAGTTCTCTTTTTTATTCAAATAATACTTATTTTGCTGGTACTAGTGGTGGTGAGATGAGAACTTCAACGGATGGGATTGTTTGGTTTGTAAGGACTTTATCTACTCTTCCTACTACTATCTATTCCATTATTTTTGGGAATAACAATTATGTTCTTGGTGGTGGTAATCCTATAGCATTATATTCAGCATCAGCAATCTCACAATCCGCAGCAGGAAACGGAGGCAACGGCACCAGAGGTGGTGGAGGTGGTGGAGGTGGATATGCAGCAGAAGGAAATCGTTTTGGATTAGGTGGAAATGGTGGAGATGGATATGTAAGAATTACCTGGTGGTAAAACTTGCCTAGATATGCTAGAATGATTTTAAAATGACTTTCTTGTATGCCTCTAAATTATACAAATCAATCTTCAAGCACAACTCTTAAAGGTAAAACAATTGCTTTTTGTCTTCCAGGATTAATGTATTCTGGAACCTTTATGACGCAATTCGTCAGACTTTTGTTTGACCTTAATCAGCAAGGAATTAATTTTTATATCTCTCAACAATACAGTTCAATGGTGAATCACGCACGAACTGATTGTTTGCAGGCAGATAATTATGCAGGAACAATGCTGACTCCATTCAGGGGACAGGTTCCTTATGATTACATTATGTGGATTGATAGTGATATTATCTTCAAAACAGAAGACCTGATTGAACTTCTGCAAATGAATAAGGACATTGCGTCTGGTTGGTATTGCCAATCAAATGGTGGTGCTCTCTCTAATCAAACAACGGTCGTTGAACGAATGGACGACCAGGAACTGTATCAAAAAGGTACAAATCGTTATGAGACTGTTGAGGATATGGCACGAAGAGCAGAACCTTTTAAAGTAGATTATTGTGGCTTTGGTTGGATGCTGATTAAGAAAGGTGTTTATGAGAAAATTCCTTATCCTTGGTTTGTTCCTAGAGTAATTCAACTCAAGAAACCAGACGGAACAATTCTTGAAGATGTCTGCTCTGAAGATATTTCAATGTGTCAGGACTTTAAAAAATATGGTTTTGATATTTGGGTTCATCCAAAAGTTCGTGTTGGTCATCAAAAAATGGTAATTCTGTAAAACTATGTTAAACTATTCTAATTCTTCTCAACAAGCAACACTACCACACTTCAATGTAGTCATCACAACTCCAGGACATTCAATGTGTGCTGATTATGTGAAGTGTCTTATGGCAACAATTCACACACTTCAGGCAAATAATATCTCCTGGATTTTTCAAAGTGAATATGCTTCTATTATTACAAATGCAAGAGAAGCAACTATTACAGGTAGTCGTAATTTAGAAGTCTTTAATTCTGCACCAGGAAAAGGACAATACACTTACGACAAACTGTTTATGATTGATAGTGATATTCTTTGGAATCCAGAACAGTTTTTAAGATTTTATTCTAGTGATAAGAGTGTAATTTCTGCTGTGTACTTTGAAGCACAAGGTGCTGATGCAATGATTCATCGCACAAAGGGTGATTTTAAACCAGTAAAGAGAGAAGAGATTCAACTTCTTCAGCAACTTGGTGAACCAATTGAAGTTTATGGAGTTGGTCTTGGTTTTATGTGTGTGAAATCTGGTGTATTCGAATCACTCAAAAGACCTTGGTTTGGTCTAGGTAAAGTCATTCAAGAGGTTGATGGTGTAACTTATGAACTTCCATTAGGTGAAGATTTATACTTCTGCGAAAGGGTAGCAGAGCAGGGTCATAAAGTTTATGTTGATTCTCAAATTATTGTTGGTCATATGAAGAGTAATGTTGTATGTTGAACTATAAAAACGAAAAGAAAATCAAAAAATCCATCACGGTCTTTTATCATCTCTATATTCCAGATACTAATAATATGTGGATTTGGTGGGTGGATGAACAGATGGGTCTTCTAAAATCATCTGGTCTTGCCGATAAGGCAACCATTAATATGTGTATTACCTTGCCTCTTGGACTTTATAATTCTAAGACTGGGCATTCATATGACCAAATGGTGACTGGTTATATCAAAGACCGTTTTCCATTTGTGAATATCATTGATATGAGAAATGTTGGGGAGCAACCAAATCTTTACGAAGGTCAAACTCTTGCAAAGATTTACGAGCATTGTCAAGAGGATGACGGATACGTTTTTTACTTCCATAACAAAGGTATGAGTTCTTATTCAACTCATATTCCTGGTGCAATTAAAGATTGGAGACACTATATGCAGTACTACAATCTTGAAAAATGGGAAGATTGTATTGCAAAACTGAATGAAGGTTATGATTGCTGTGGCGTTGATTGGGTAGAACGACACGATATTAAACTTGACTTTGTGGTTCAGCACTATGCTGGAAACTTCTGGTGGGCACGAAATGATTATATTCGCAAACTGAAACATCCTCTCAAGATTGAAGAGTATATGGATGTGGAAGCAATGATGAGAGAACTGCAAAACTATCGTTATTGTTTTGAACTTTGGATGGCAACTGGTATTCCAAAGCAACATTGTTTCCATTATCGTCGTCATCATCAGTATGATAATCAAGGTCTTGAAAGATACTTCATCTATTATCCACGAGAAATGTATGATGAAAGTATGAAGAGTGATGAAGAAAAGAGACGATATAGTAAAATACATACTCTCACTGAAATTGGTTCGATGGGCAATTTCAATTGGAGAGACCATAGAAACTTTGCCGATTGGATAATTCGTCGCAAACAACCAGAAACAGTCGTTGACCTAGGTGTTGATTATGGTTATTCAACGTTCTGCTTTGCCCTTCCAGAAGTCGGTCACATTTACGGAATTGATAGTTTTGAAGGTGATGAACACGCAGGAATTAGAAACACCTATGATTATGTTTTAGAGAAACAGAAAGAACTTGAACTGAATAATATTACCTTTATCAAAGGTTTCTTTGATGATGTTGTAAAAACCTGGACAAAACCAATTGACATTCTTCACATTGATGGACTGCATACATATGAAGCAGTTAAAAATGATTTTGAAAAATGGTCACCATTTCTCAAAGAAGATGGTATAATTCTAATGCACGATACAATGGTCGAAGGATTTGGAGTTAAAGATTTCTTTAAAGAAATTCAACTACCAAAAACAAACTTTAAACACTGTAATGGATTGGGTGTAGTTAGTAGAGATATAAATCTTATTAATGAAATTAATAAAAATTTTGAGGAGTTTATTAGATGAAGTTTAATCTTGTAAGAATTGTTCCAGATAATGGATTTTATGTTCACGCACAAGTCTTTCACGAAATTGAAGCAGCAGTATTCTTTACTCTGCAACGAATGGGTTATGATGTAACGAACAGTACAAATGACTTTGCACCAGACCGAAAGAATATTGTATTTGGAATGCATCACTGCCCTGTAGATGTAGTCAGACACGATATTCCAAAGGATACTATCATCTACTCTCTGGAACAAATGAGAGAAGAACCAGAGTGTATGCGTTGGTGCCGCAAGTATCGTGGTCTTGAAGTGTGGGACTACTCAATGAGAAATGCTGATGTTCTTCGCAAAGCAGGTGTAGAAAACATCAAGCACTTCAAGATTGGTTACGTTCCAGAAATCACATACTTTGAAAGAAACCGACCAGAGAATAGAGACATTGATATCTTATTTTATGGTTCCCCATCACCAAGACGGGTTCATATTATGGAACAGTTTGCAAACAATCCCAAACTGAATTTTGTTCACGTTCAAAGCACCTATGGTGATGAACGAGATGATTATATCAAGAGAGCAAAGTTGGTGATTAATCTGCATAACAATGATAATAAAATCTTTGAGATGGTAAGAGTATCTCATCTTATTCAAAATAAAGTACCTGTTCTTGCTGAAAGAAATCCTGATACTGACTTCCCTGATTATATGGAAGATGCAGTATTCACTTCAACTTATAATCGTTTTGTGGATACTGCATATAAACTTCTCAAGAAACCAGAAGAACTTGATGCACAGACAGAAAAAGGTCTTGAAATCTTTAAGAAATCTCCAATGGAAGAATTCTTAAAGGAGGTTCTTGAATGAAAGTTATAGATGGATTTTCATTCTTCAATGAATTTGATATTCTTAAATTAAGATTAGAATATCTACGAGATGTTGTGGATTACTTTATTATTAGTGAGTGTAATTATACACACTCTGGTAAGGAAAAACCATATTATCTCAATCAAATTATTAATGAGTTTGATGAGGAACTTCGTTCTAAGATTATCTCACTTCATTATGAACCAGACATTATCAATTATGATTTTTCAAACAAAACAAAGTGTGATTTTGAATCTGGATTTTGGAAACTAGAAAGAGGTCAAAGAAATTATATTCTAGAAGGTCTTAAGAACTTTTCACCCAATGACCTGTTTATGTTGAGTGATGCAGATGAGATTCCCCGCAAGGAATTGATTCAACATCTCAGACAAAATGGTCTTCCAGAAAATAATCTTGCCCTTGCAAGATGTGATAATTTCTATTATAATTTCTTCACTTACGAAAACAGCACTTGGGGTGGAACTGTATTCACGAATGTTGAAACTGCATCCAAAACTGATGCTGACTTTTTGAGAGGTCGTTCTTATGAATTTCCTTTCTTTGATAATGCTGGATGGCACTTCACATTCTTTGGTGGAATCAAACAGATTCAAGATAAGTTAAATTCTTATGCACACCAAGAGTTTAATAATGATGAAGTCAATAATCAACAAAGTATTCAAGATGCAGTTAAAAATCAAACAGATATTCTAAACAGAACGCACGAGAATAAAAAGTTTCACCGATATAATTTCATAAATTTCCCAGAAGATTTTAGAAATCTTATCACTCAAATATTTACAGAGGAGTTTTATACAATGCCAAACACAGATGAAGTCATTACAAAACCAGAATATTTGCATAACAATATGCCCCCTCTTCTGGAGGCAACTTTAAATCCTGATGGAGTCGGTGGCACAGAACTTATGGGTCGTGCTTGGCAGGACTTGGTTTTACCTGCTGCTCCAGACCTTGCTGATTGGCACTGGTGTGTTCTTCCAGGTGATAATACCTTGTCTCCAGATAGTTCAAATTTAGTCTGGATTCATATGCATCATATGGAAGATGGTCTTGAGACACTACTGGACAAACAGTTCTTAAAACACTTTAAGGCATTTGTATTCGTGTCTGAGTGGCAGTATGAAAGATTTATGGAAAGATTCCAACTGCCCGCAGAGAAGTGTTATGTTCTTAAAAATGCAACACAACCATTTGAACCTCATAAGAAACCAGAAGGAAACAAACTTAATTTGATGTTCCATTCAAACCCCATTCGTGGTCTTGATATTCTTCTGGAGGCACTTAAACTGATTCCAGAAGAAGACATTGAACTTCACGTCTTTCACGAGATTGACCCTGATGAAAGAATTAAACAGTATCATCAAGGACTACAAACCTATGAATATTCACACGTCAATGAACAAGAACAACAATTCCTTCGTTATTGTTTAAAACTTGCAAATGAAGACAAGAGGATTGTTCGTCATACAAGAACAAATAACTCTAAGGTTCGTGAGCAACTGATGAATACTCACATCTTTGCTTACCCAACATACTTTATGGAAACATCTTGTATTTCTATGATTGAAGCATTGTGTGCTGGTTGTTCTGTTCTTTCCAGTAATCTTGCTGCACTTCCTGAAACTAGTTTAGGTTTTGCACGTCAGTATGGATTCATTGCAGACCGTCAAAAACATATCGAACGGTTTGCAAGAGAACTGAAAAGAACGATTACTGAGTATCGTGAAGGTAAGTTTGATAATACCAAACAAGTTGAAGTGTGTAATCAGTATTATAGTTGGGAAACTAGAGTCAAAGATTGGGCACAGTTCTCAAAAGAACTTTGGAGGAAAGGTTAATTGTATGATTATCTAATTGTTGGTGCTGGATTGTTCGGCGCAACATTTGCAAGACTTGCTAGAGATTCTGGTAAGTCTTGTTTAGTCATTGATAAGAGAACTCATATTGGTGGCAATTGTTATACTGAAAACATTGAAGGTATTAATGTACATAAGTATGGTCCTCATATTTTTCATACAAATAATAAAGTCGTCTGGGATTTTGTAAATCGTTTTGCAGAATTTAATAACTTTATTCTCTCACCAAAAGCATTCTCAAAAGGTAAATTATATTCTTTACCTTTTAATATGAATACTTTTTATGAGATGTGGGGTGCTACAACTCCTTCTAAGGCAAAAGAAATTATAGAGAAACAAAGGTTTAAAGGTACTCCAACCAATCTTGAAGAGCAAGCATTGTCTCTTGTAGGACAAGACATTTATCAAACTCTTATCAAAGGTTACACAGAAAAGCAATGGGGTAAAAAGGCAACTGAATTACCTTCTTTCATTATTAAAAGACTTCCATTAAGATTTACTTTTGATAATAACTACTTCAATGATAAGTATCAAGGTATTCCGATTGGTGGTTATACTTTAATGATTCAAAAAATGCTTGATGGTATTGAAGTTAAATTAGAAACAGATTATTTTTCTGACCGAGAGTGTTTTAATAGAATAGCAAATCAAGTTGTCTATACTGGTTGCATTGATGAGTTCTTTGATTATGAATTTGGAGAACTTGAATATCGTTCATTAAGATTTGAACATCAAGTTCAAGATACTGATAATTTTCAAGGCAATGCTGTGATTAATTATTGTGATCAAGAAATTGAATATACGAGAATCATAGAACATAAACATTTTGAAAAGGTACAAACAGATAAAACTGTGATCACAAAAGAGTATCCGCAGAATTATCAAAAAGGATTAGTACCTTATTATCCAATCAATGATTTGAGAAATCAAATGATTTATGAGAACTATAAAAATAAGTCATCATCTTTGACAAACTTTATATTTGGTAGTAGACTTGCTGAGTATAAGTATATGGATATGGACACGGTAATTAAGTCTGCGATGAATAAATTTGGAGATTCTAAATGAAAAAGAAATGTGCTGTATTTACGACAGTTAAAAATGAAAGTATTTTTCTGCCGATTTGGTTGAGGCATTATCAACAATATTTTTCCAACGATGACATTTATATTCTAGATCACTTTTCTACAGATGGGTCTACGGCAAATCTTCCGGTAAATGTTCGTCTAGTTTCAAATGATTATGTAAACGATCACGAATGGTTGGTTAAAATCGCACAAGATTTTCAAAGGCAACTTCTTGAAAGTTATCAGTGTGTTGTATTTGCAGAGAGTGATGAAATCATTTACTCTCTTGAAAAACCATTGAATGAAACTTTGAATGATTTTATTCAAGGTGATGAATTGTATACAACTTGTAGTGGGTATAGTGTCATTCAAGACACTCAGAATGAATCAGCACTTTCTTCTGGGGACCATATCTTTGAGAAAAGAAATGTCTGGTACAAAGATGCTGCAGAGGATAAAACTCTGATTAGTAAAGTTCCTCTTGAATGGAACTGGGGTTTTCATAGTTTGAAGGGTAGAAACAATAACTATCATCGTGACTTGTATATTGCACATTTACATCGATTTGATTTTGAATCAATGGTAAAAAGGCATCAAGAAAGAACAAGCTTCCAACAGAAGAAAGATGGTGGTGGGCATCATTGGAAAACAGATCGAGATGATATTTTTGAAGTTTTTAGGCAAGTTGCATCGCAACCTTTCTTGATTACCGAACAGCATAAGGTCGCACTTAAACACTTAACTTATTGATAAATAAAGAAAAAACATTACGAATTATGGCAACTGAAACGACAACTCTTACTTTGCCTCTGGCACACTTGCATTATTTGACCGCAGATTCAAATAATCAAACTGGTTATACACTTGAAGAAGTTGATGCTCTAATTGCAGAGCACGGAAATGATTATGAGGTTGAAGCAACAATCACTCATCCAGTTCCACCTCCATACACTGTAGAAGGTGATATTGCTGCTCACGAAGCAAGAATTGAAACTGATAGAAGTATGCTTACACAATTTCAAGAGACACTTCAAGATCTTGAAGAGGGGTCTGAAGAGCACACTCGTGCCCAAGAGCAAATTGAAGCAGTAGAAGCAGACATTGTTGCTTGTGAAGAGTATATTGCAAGTCTCAAAGCATCTTGACACCTAACTCAAAACACCTTATAATATTTAAGTCTTTCATATCCTCGTATCTTTGGGAATGAAGACCCTCTTCAGTGGTGTGGAGAGGTGAGTTGGTGGTAACTAAGGAGGGTTTTATACCCTCCTTTTTTCTCTTATAAATTACTATAAATCTTGATGATCCAATGAGCCTAGTAGCAAGTAAATCTAAAAGAAGATTAATTTATGGGTTTGGTATAAATGATGCTGACTATGTAATAAAACCTCTTGTAAATGGGAAGAGAAAAAGTTGTCCTTATTATAAAAGGTGGGAATCATTACTTACAAGATGTTATTCAAAAAAATCTTTAGAATTACATCCTGCTTATGTTGGTTGTTCTGTATCTGATGAATGGAAGTATTTTTCTGATTTTAAATTATGGATGGAAAAACAAGATTGGGAAGGAAAACATTTAGATAAAGATATATTGCATCCAGGAAATAAAATATATGCTCCAGATAAGTGTATATTTGTTCCGAGTTACATTAATTTACTAATGACTAAATGTGATAAGAAAAGAGGAAAGTACCCTTTAGGTGTTTATTATTGTAAAAGCAGTAAAGGTTTTCATTCCTATTTTAGTAATGAAGGAAAAGTCCTACATTTGGGATTTTATAATGATCCGTTTGAAGCTCATAAAAAATATCAATTAGAAAAATCTAGATATATAAAAGAAATCGCTGATAAACAATCTGACTATAGGATTAGAAATGCCCTCATTCGTATTTCTAATGGTATAATAGAAGATTATGATAATGGTGTAGAAACAATTAATTATCGTTAAGGAGAATAAAATGAACTTTACTGTATACAGCAAAAATGGGTGTAATTATTGCTATAAGGTCAAGCAAGTATTGGAATTGACAGGAAGTAACTTTGTGGTTTATAATCTAGATGAGCATTTTACCAGAGATGAGTTTTATGCTGAGTTTGGTAAGGGTGCTACTTTTCCACAAGTTATTTGTAATGATAAAAAATTAGGAGGATCAGTTGACACAATCAAATTCCTCAAAGAACAACAAGTCATCAGGTCCTGACCTAAATAAAAACAAGAACCACAAAAATCGTGGTGTTGAACTTATTCTTAATGGAGGTAAAAGAAAGCAAACTCAACCATTCCACATCATCTTTGAGAAGATGGTTTGCTTTCTAAATCGGGAAGTAACCGTCTATTTCGAATTTTCCTTTAAGTCAAGGAAAAGAAAAGTAGTTTCCCGGAGAAAAAGAAATGTTAGCAACTAGTTTAGTTTTCGGTTGTTTTTTAACTGTATTGTTTCTTATAGTGGGACTTGTAACAGGTTGGGTGGCGCGAGAATATATGCTGAACTATCAGGATCGTCCAAAACTTCACCCAGAATTTTTTGATAGTAAAGGTAATGTAATTCCTGATGAAGTCTTAGCAATCAGTTTTAATCCTGATTACTTTGATGACTATGAAGATGAGGATGAAGAAGAATAACTAAATATACTATAATCATTTTAGATTTTGAATTGATATGACAACAACAAAACAAAAAAAGACAGCAACAAGTACACAAGCAAAGGTAGTTCAGGCAAAGAAACCTGCCCCTGCTCCAGTTGTAGATAATCTTCCAAACAATCCTTTCATTTTTGAAGTATTGGATCTTGTTTCGCGTCAAAGGTCTAATGCTAAAAAAGTAGAAGTTCTTAAAAAGTACGAAGACCTTTCACTTAAAGCAATTTTGATTTGGAACTTTGATGAGACTGTAATTTCAATGCTTCCCGATGGAGAAGTACCATACTCTGCATTTGAAGATCAGACTGTAAGTAATGGTAATCTCTCTACAAAAATTACTAATGAAGTTCGTAGAATGCACGAAACTGGATCCTTCTCTCTAGGTTCTAGTGATAAGCAAGGTCATACAACAATTCGTAAAGAATATAAAAACTTTTATCATTTCATCAAAGGTGGTAATGATGGATTGAATAATATTCGTAGAGAATCGATGTTTATTAATTTGCTCCAAGGTCTTCATCCACTTGAGGCAGAAATTATTTGTCTTGTGAAAGATAAAAAACTCACAGATAAGTATAAGTTGACTAAAGAAATTGTTTCCGAAGCTTACCCTGACATCACTTGGGGAGGACGTTCGTGAGTCAAGTTGTTGATAAAGTACAAAAAAATCATATGGACCACTGGACATCATCAGAAAAAGAAACTTGTAAATCACGCTACGGTTGTGAGATTATGATTGAAAATGGTTCGTATACAGATGTTCGTACTAAAGATGCACCTAATGACGCTTATATCATTCAATATGTTGTGGATGATAAACTCTGCTATGACTTAACTAGGGGTTCTAGAGTAAAATTGTTTGATATGTATTGGGATAAGTTTCGTGAAAATCTTAAAAGCATTGAGTTTGGATATGGTAGAGTTAATCCAAAACTCTGGGGTTATAAGACACCAGAAAAGAAAAAGCGAAAGTGATTTTCCAGATTGAGGGAAATTTTTCCGGCAAAATTTTTTTATATAAAGGTTTCCTAAAATTGTATCAGGAAATACACACAAAACTCCCTAAATACCAGTGAATAGAGGTATAATAGTCCTCTAACGTTCATCCTATGACTAAGGCACTTTTGCTCTTGGCATGGGTTCCACTTCTTTCTATTTCTACGCCCCAACTTGCTGAAACCAATAAAGTTGCAATAAGTTGTGACGCAGCGTGGGAACTAATGGACATTGTTAAAAACGACAATGTAGTAGATCAAAGAAGAGAAGACCGACTGCTATTAGAACTCCGAAAGGATGTTGTGAGACTTAAGTGCTAAAACTGAATAGGACGGAAGTAAGCCGACTCGGAACGGATCGTTCATCTATGGAAGCACTCATTTTAACTTGCTTACAAGCACAGTTAATTGCTGGTAGAGTTCATAAACAAGAACTATCGCCGCAAGCGAAGAATGATTTAATTTGGGAGATTAAACAAGTCTCACCAAAAGAGTGTAAAATAGACGCAAAAGCCGACTGAAGGAACGCTCTTTAACCTAAACCATTAAGGAGAAAACCTAATGTCTAAAGTAGTATATCGAGGCGTTGAATACGATACGCAAAAGCGTTTAGAGTATCAACAGCAGATGATGCAACAACCTCAACAATACAACGAAACCTATCGTGGTGTTAAGTTTGTAAAGGAGGGGCACAAATGAACACTTACTTCGTTCGTTACCTCAAGAAAAAGGCAAAGAAGGAACAACTCCTTCACAATGCACAACTGAATATGGCAAAGCAACCACAAGTTGCTTGAAGTAAAGGAGGGGTTGATCCCCTCCTTTTTTTATGTTATGATATCTTCAGTGAAAAGTATTCTATGGACAGAGACAAACTAAAACTAATTGTCCGTAATCTTGAACTCCTGATTGATAATCTGAAAGCAGAAGTCTATTCTGATGTATCTGCTTACAAATATACAGAACCAGATGTCAAAAAAAGACCAATTTTAGATTACGATGAAATTTTTGAGGATTCTGATTTAGATGACTAGTAGAGCAAGAAAATTGATTAAGTTGCTTGAGAAACTTGTAAAGCAAGAGCACCTTTATACTGAAGAAAAAATCATAGAAATGAAACAACAACTGCGAGCATTAAAAGAAGAACTCGCACAACTGGAAGCAAAAACATCAAAAGGATTTGGAAAGAAATGACTGTAAAACTTATTTCGGTAACTCCCGATGCAGAAAAAACAATGGCGTTTATTGCGCGAGTTAGTAACCCTGCGAATCAAGACAACGAAAACTATGCCAAGTTGCTTGCTTATTGTATTAAGCATAATCATTGGTCTGTGTTTGAGCAGTCTTCTATGACGCTTGAGATTGAGACGACTCGTGGTATTGCGGCACAGATTCTGAGGCACCGCAGTTTCACATTCCAAGAGTTTTCTCAACGGTATGCAGATAGTTCTTTGATTTCTGAATATATTCCCGTTCCCGATCTTCGCCGTCAAGACACTAAAAATCGTCAGAACTCGATTGATGATATTGGTGAGTATGAGAAACTCGGTCTTCAGAGTAAAATTCAAGAGCATTTTGCACACTCTATGAACCTCTACAAAGAACTTCTTGCTCACGGGGTGGCAAAGGAGTGTGCTCGGTTTGTACTGCCCTTAGCGACCCCTACGCGCATTTATATGACGGGTTCTTGCCGTTCGTGGATAACCTACATTGCTCTCCGTGAAAAGTCAGGAACTCAGCGGGAGCATATGGATATCGCAAAAGCGTGTAAAGCAGTTTTTGCTGAACAGTTTCCAATTTGTTATGAAGCACTTGGTGGTGAAGCAGAGTGGGTTATCTAAATAAAAATTAAACAGGAGGTATAAACTTGCCAACTTATAGATTTGAAAATACTGAAACTGGTGAAATTTTTGAGAAGTGGATGCTTATGGCAGAAAAAGAACCATACTTAAAAGAAAATCCTAATCTTAAACCACTTATTCCAACACAAATGAATGTTGGGGAAGTGGGTGATTGGAGAAATAAATTAACTTCAAAACATCCTTCGTGGAACACTGTATTAGAAAAAGCCAGCAGAGCTCCAGGTTCAACTGTAAAAAAACTATAAACCAGGTTATAATATAAATAGTTATAGCATTCCAACCTAGTTTATGCCTAGACCTTATATAAAACATCCAGAAATAAAAGTTGGAGATAAATTTTATTATCTTGAAGTTATATCTCCACCTTTTTATGAAACTTATCCAAGTGGTAAAAAAAGGAAAAAAATTCTGTGTAAATGTATTTGTGGAAAAGAAAAAGTTTTTAGATACGATAGTTTTGTATGTAAAAACGAATTAGATCGAGCAAAAAGTTGTGGGTGTAAGCATACTTATAGAAATAATTTTAATGCTCAAAAAAGAAGAAAACCTGAAAGTGTTTATAGATACATTTATGAGCAATATAAATCGGGAGCAAAAACTAGAAATATAGAATTTAATTTATCAAAAGAAGATTATCTTGAAATTGTTAAAAAAGATTGTTATTACTGTGGATCCAATCCAGAACTAAAACAACCCCATAGGGGTAAAAATTATTATGTTGGTGTTCCTGTTCCTTACAATGGAATTGATAGAATAGATAGTAGTGTGGGATACGAAAAAGAAAATTGTGTTCCTTGCTGTAAAAAATGTAATTATATGAAAAGTGATATGAATGTTTCTTCATTTATGGAACATATTTTAAAAATAGCAAATCATCAAAAACTCTAATATGTCTAGAAGAAAAAGAGCAGATCAACCAATTGGCGTTGGTCTTACCACTCGTCAGATGAAGCGCAGAAAACCACTAAGTTCTGAATATCTGATTGATATCGATCCACTCACAGAAAATCAGAAACGACTGTTTGAATCCTATGCTGCTCAAAAGCATTTAGTTGCTTATGGGTGTGCTGGAACTGGTAAAACTTTTATTACTCTTTATAATGCTATAAAAGAAGTTTTAGATGAAAGATCTCCATATGAAAGAATTTATCTGGTTCGTTCTTTAGTAGCAACTAGAGAAATTGGATTTCTACCAGGAACTTATGAGGATAAATCTGACATTTATCAGATTCCTTATAAGAATATGGTGAAGTATATGTTCCAACTTTCAAGTGATGCTGAGTTTGAAATGCTTTATGGAAATCTCAAGTCACAAGAAACTATTAAGTTCTGGAGCACTTCATTTCTTCGTGGAACAACTCTTGATAATGCGATTGTTATTGTTGATGAATTTCAAAACTGTACTGCACACGAATTAGACTCCATCATCACTCGTATTGGTGAAAATTCTAAAATTATGTTCTGCGGTGATGCTTCACAGTCAGATTTGCAGAAAACAAATGAGCGTAATGGTATTGTAGATTTTATGACTATCTTGCGTAAAATGCCATCTTTTGATATAATTGAGTTTGGTGTAGATGATATTGTTCGTTCTGGACTTGTTAAAGAGTACATCATTGCAAAAATGGAATCTGGTTTTTAATGTTTAATCATATTGATATTGAACTCCCTCAGTTGGAGCGTGAAACCATCGATGGTGTAAGGTACTATAAAGTTCCTGATGAAGAAGAACTTCTCCGACTGGTCTCCATCACTTCGGTGACCAGTCATTTTAATAAAGATATCTTTATTAATTGGCGTAAAAAAGTCGGTGAAGAAGAAGCAGAGCGTGTTACAAAAGCGGCAACAAGTCGTGGAACTGATATGCACTCTCTTGTAGAGAACTATCTTTATAATAAGAACTTGCCGACTGTTGCGCCGATTGCGGATTTTCTTTTTAAGATTGCGAAAATGGAACTGAATAAAATCAATAATATTCATTGTTTGGAAGGTGCATTGTATAGTAAACAACTTGGTGTTGCTGGAACAACGGATTGTATTGGAGAGCACGATGGTGAACTTGCTGTAATTGATTTTAAGTCTTCAAAAAAACCTAAACCAAGAGAGTGGATTACGCATTACTTTGTTCAAGCAATGTTTTATGGTATGGCGTATTATGAAATGACTGGAACACCTATTAAAAAACTAGTCATTATTATGGCGTGTGAAAATGGAGAATGTGTTCTTTATGAGGAAAGAGATTTAAAAAAATATATGAAACTTGTAGTTCAATATATTAAAAAGTTTGTAAATGACCGTCTTGAACTTATGTCTAAATAAGAGTGCCTGTCTGGGTCGCACTTTTCAGGTGGGGAGTATTTTTGCTCCCCTTATAAATACTATTGCGACCCCGATAGAGTAGAGATATGAAAAAATATTTTTATGTTTATTATTCTTATGAAGAATTTGGAAGAGGATATATTGGAAGCAGAATTTGTAAATGTCTTCCAGAAGAAGATATAAAATATTTTGGTTCTTATAAAGATAAAACTTTTAATCCTACTGAAAAAATAATCTTAAAAAGTGATTATGCTACACGGGAAGAGGCATATGCTGATGAAATTATATTGCATCAATATTATAAAGTAGTAGAAAATCCACACTTTGTTAATAGAGCATATCAAACTTCTACGGGATTTTCAACATATGGGAAAAATCATACAGAAGAACATAAAAAACATTTAAGTAAATTACTTAAAGGTAGAAAACTTTATACAAATAAACCTCACCCCTTTTTAGGAAAAAAACATACTGAAGAATGGAAATTAAATCAAAGTGATAGGATGAAAAATAATAATCCTATGAAAAAACCAGAAATTTCTATGAAACAATCACTAAAAATGAAAGGAAAAATTCCTTGGAATAAGGGGATAAGTGATTTAAGTATAACTGGAGAAAAAAATCCAAGAGCAAAGAAAATTATTTTTAATGGTGAAACTTTTGGATGTATAAAAGATGCTATTGAAAAAACAGGTATATCACGTCATATGATTAAAAAATCTTGCACTTTCATTGACTAATATATTATTTTAAGATATAATAAATACCATATTGTGAAAATTATGAGCAATCCGTTAGAAAATCTTCTAGAATTCAAAATAGAATATATGGAACCAAATAAAGAACTAGAACAAGCCATCGAGAATAAGTTTCTAACGCCTTCCAAGTTTGCTCTGGAAATCGAAAAGATTGTTGCAGAGGAAAACTTTAACTATATTGATGCAATCGTTCACTATTGCGAAATCAATAGTCTTGAGGTAGAATCAGTAACAAAACTCATTTCAAAACCATTGAAAGAGCGATTAAAGTGGGACGCAACCCGTCTTAACTTTATGAAAAAAACTTCGAGAGCACGACTTCCGCTATGAGTCCTTTTGAGACATATCAAACTTATCTTTCGATGAAAAGTCATTTTACAAATAGTAAATATGACTTTTTTAAGTATGGAGGCAAATCTAGAGCAACGGTCACTTCATTTAACAAACGTAAGGACAAATACTGGTTCGAAAAGAGTTCTAGAAAATATAACGATAAAGAAATAGTAGATTTTTTACTTGCAAACTTTGTAGCATCTGATAACCCACAAAACTTATGGATTGGAGAAATTATCAATTCTGGCGAAAGAACTTACGCAGATTGGATGCGAAGACAACAGAGTTTGACTTACTTGTTCAAGGAGCAAAGCAACGAATTGTTCTCGGAGACAAAATTAGAGGATGCACTGAGTTGTTCCAGAGGTCATCCACCAGTCCTCAAAAGGTTTCTAAGCGGGAAATTATCGCTAGAAACCTTCGTAATCTACGACAAAATCTTTTCTTTTTCAAAGGATTTTGATAAGAAACTGCTGGACCCAGTGTGGGAAACCGTAAGTTTGAAAATTAAAAAATATAATCCGTTTCTAAATATTGACGTATTCCAATTTAAAAAAATTTTACGGGACATTATAAATGAGTAGCTTTTTTGATTCCGATATTATTCAAGAAGAACTGAAAGAAATCAATAAGTTGCAAGAGGAGATTTACGGAAGTATTCTCACTTTTGGTGCGATGAACCGTGAAACAAAACTGGAACACATTGAAAAACTACAAGTGCTCCTTGAAAAGCAACGTGTAATGTATACACGTCTGTCTCTTTCTGATGACCCCGAAGCGGTTGAGATGAAAGAGAACCTTCGCAAATCAGTTGCCCTGATGGGATTCCCACCAGAGACTGATATGAGCATCCTGTTCAGCAGTATGGACAAGACAATCGAATCTCTCAAGCGATACGTTGACCGCTGATAAATACTTGTGCCTGATCGGGTGACACTTTTCAGGTAGAAAAGGGCACCGATGCCCTTTTCTTGTATAAATACTTATGTCACCCGATTAGAGAAGAATGAAGAAGTATTTTTATGTGTATTATTCTTATGAGGAATACGGAAGAGGTTATATTGGTAGTAGAGTCTGTGATTGTCTTCCAGAAAATGATGTAAAATATTTTGGTTCTTATAGAGATAAATCTTTTAAACCAAATCAAAAAATTATTCTAGAAGTATTTGATAATGTGGAAAAGGCACTTGAAGCAGAATGTGTTCTTCATAATTTCTATGAGGTAGATAAAAATCCTCATTTTGCTAATAAGGCAAAACAAACTTCTAAAAAGTTTTATCATTGTTCATTTGGTGAAGAAAATCCTTCAAAGAGAGACAATGTTAGAGAAAAAATTAGGTTAGGAAAACTTGGAGAAAATAATCCAGCAAAAAGACCAGAAGTTAGAGAAAAACTTTCTGTTGCTCGTAAGAAAAGAATAACAACCGAAGAAACAAAAAGAAAAATGAGTGAAGCACATAAAGGAAGACCTTCACCAAAAGGAATGTTAGGTAAAAAACTTACTGAAGAACAAAAGCAAATAATGAGAGAAAAAAGGGAAAAATTTAATAATAAAAATTGGTTATTAAAAGACCCTGAAGGAAAAATTCATACCACAAATAATTTAAAATATTTTTGTAATTTAAATAATTTAACTGATTCTGCTATGCATCGTGTAATTTCTGGTAAAAGAAAACACCATAAAGGTTGGACCAGGGCTTGACATCCCTTTATAGATCTTCTATAATAAAGTTGTCGCAAAACCAAATCCGACAAATCCAATTTATCCAAAGTAATCCAAATGTCATTCCAAGACCTTAAAAAACAATCCAAACTCGGCAATCTTACTGCTAAACTTGTTAAAGAAGTTGAAAAGATGAGTAGCAGTAGTTCTTCTTCCGATGAACGTTTCTGGAAATTAGAGTGTGATAAAGCAAATAATGGATTCGCTGTAATTCGTTTCCTCCCTGCTCCGAACGGTGAGGACCTGCCGTTTGTAAAGATTTATTCTCACGCTTTTCAGGGAGTATCTGGTTGGTATATTGAAAACAGTTTAACTACTCTGGGTCAGAAGGATCCTGTGTCCGAACTGAACTCTGAACTGTGGAACAACGGTACTGATGCTGGTAAAGAACTGGCACGTAAGCAGAAGCGCAAACTGACTTATGTGTCTAACATCTACGTGGTGAAGGATCCTGCCAACCCCGAGAACGAAGGTAAAGTCTTCCTGTTCAAGTACGGTAAAAAGATCTTCGACAAATTGACTGCTGCAATGCAACCAGAGTTTGAAGATGAGGAAGCAATCGATCCGTTTGACTTCTGGCAAGGTGCCAACTTCAAACTGAAGGCAAAGAACGTTGCTGGTTATCGTAACTATGATTCTAGTGAGTTTGCTAAACAAGGTGCTCTGCTGGACGATGATGACGCTATGGAAGCAGTGTGGAAGAAGCAGTATTCTCTTGCCGAACTCGTTGCTGCTGATCAGTTCAAGTCCTATGATGAACTGAAGAAGCGTCTTGACTATGTGCTTGGCACCAAAGGCACTCCCCGTTATCAGGACCCTGAAGATCTGGATGAAGACAACACCCGTGGTTCTACTCGTGAACTTACTGAAGACCTCCGTGAAGAACTATCTTCTCTGAAACCCACTCGCCGTGCTGCTGCGGTTGAGGAAGATGAGGACGATGTGGACGACACTTTGTCATATTTCGCAAAATTGGCAGAATAAAATCTGTGCTATAATAAGGGGAGATGAGACCTCCCCTTTTTTTATGAAATCTGATTATTATATTGATAAGATTTCTAAAAAACAAGCAGAAGAACTACTCCTAGAATACCACTATCTTAAAGATATTTCTAAAGGATTCAAATCGGGAAAAAATTACGGTTTGTTTAAGAAAAATGATTTTAGTCCTTTGAATATCGGTGGTCTTCTGGGAGTTTGTATTTTTACAAATTTACCAGTCCCAGAATTAGCACAAGGAGCATTTGGATTAGAACGAAATGAGCAAGAAGGACTCTTTGAACTTTCAAGACTTTGCATACATCCTGACACCCAACAAACAGAGTATAATATCACTTCTTGGTTCGTTTCAAGAGCGATTAAACAGTTACGAAAGGATACTAAAGTCAAAGCAATCATCTCTTACGCTGATAACGATTTCCATACTGGTACAATCTACCGTGCTTGTAATTTTAAATATTGCGGACTCACAGACCCAAAGAAAGATTTCTACTATGCAGACGGAACTAAACACTCTAGAGGCAAAATTAAAGGTGCTGCAGGAGAATGGAAAGAACGTTCCCGCAAACACCGATATGTAATGGTTTTTGATAAGAACTTAGAACTCTTATGGGTTTGATGCTTTAGTATTCTCAGTTTTAATTAATCTATTATCCACATATTGCGATGACTCAGCATATGTCATCGCTTTTCTTGTATCGAGAAGTACTTGTTGTAAGTACCTTGGTTTTAAAACATAAATTGAACGCTTGTCTTCATTTTTTGCAACTTCATATTCATAGTTAGAAATACCGACTACTGGATTTAATGTTTCTGTTGGAGTATTTGGATCTGGAATTGTAAACCCAGAATCAACTACTTTTCCAGCAGGAAGAATTAATCTATCTCTAGAATCTTTGACTTCTGTGGTTTCATAGTGATGAATTTGATTTAAATCATTTCCATACTTTTCATAAGAATAGTCGTAAATATCTTTACTTGACAATGGCCACTCATCTCTAATGTGTGTGATTCCAGCACTTACAATTACAACCCAGTCATATTGAGAACTACCATAGAGTTCTTCTGCAACAGTCTCTGGGCGAGCGCCATCAACAATCTGATACTTATCAAAAATTGTAAAGACGTTATGTAAATCATCACGAAGTTTAACTCTACGAAAAAGGTTTTTTACAGTCAAATATTGATCTGATGATTTGCTATCAGACAAAAATGATTGATATTCTAGATTTGGTAGTTCTCTAAAGTAAGACATTAGAATCCAACTCCTTCTGCTCCGATATCAGATTCGTAATCCTCAGCATAAATTGGCGTGAGTTCTTGAAAGGATAACCCCAATTGAATATTGACTGGTGCCCCATCAGAATATGTTGCATAAACTCCACCTGGTGCATAATCAACTGACATACCTAGAAGAGCACATATTTTAAATTTATTCAAATATGGGTGTGGTTTAGATCCACACATATATTGAATTCTAAAAACTTCAGGTGCTTGTAAAAATAATCCTGCTGCATTTTGACCTGCTTTTCCTCTTTTAGCAGCACTATGAGATTTGAATTTTCTAATAATTTCTTTAACTGCAAGGGCTTCATCTTGAGAACGTGGAGTTATATCAAATCCAAAGGAAAAACCATCTCTAAGATTAACACCACTAAAAACAAGTTCTATATTTGAGTTTGCTACTACACCTGCATACCTTGATGGAATATTGCTATCAGATTTTCCTAAAATTGCATTTGCTGCCATTGAAATAGCAAGTGCTTGACCATACTTTTGAGCAGTTCCAGACATTGCTGCTCCAAAATATTTGTCAGTTGTTAATTTAACTTTTTCTTTAAAATCGTCAACTGATTTTGTGTTAAGAAGACCAGCACCACCAGCGACAACCGCAGCTTGAATTGGATTTAAAGAACTTGGTCCCCATTGCACCTTATTACTATCCGCTACACTGTCAGGTATTGGGAGAATAATAGTTCCTAATATATTCGTAATATCTCCAGCAATCGCTGCTGTGATTTTATCGCTCGCTGATGGTAATGATAAAGTGTCTCCCTCAGGTACAACTCCAGGCGGAGTATACTTAACAATATCTATTTTTAAATAATCATCAGAGGATTCAAGTTTTGATAATGGATACCTATAGTTAAACGGTGCTGCCATTTATGTTTTTTAATTATTTAGTTCTAATATTGCTAAATGGTAGTCTTCTTAGATCGGCAATTTCTTGTTGATAAACTTCATAAAAACCTCCAGCAACTTCATCCCAGGTGTATTGTCTGGATTCTCCCCAGTGAAAATTAATACCTTTAAAACCCCACTTATAAACATCAGTTACAGCAACTAGTGGATTTTGATCATATCTTACACCAGGAGTTTTTGCATTATAGACAAAGACATAATACTTACCAACAACTGGAGGAGTTCTAGTTTCTGTTAAAACACTCCTTAGTTTAGTCATCAAGTCATCAGAAGTTTCTATGCCCAATAAATTTTTTACTAATGGAGCAATGCGATTTACTTTTCCTCTTTGTTGAAGTGTCTTTCTAGGCATTACCGAATACCAAGTTCGTTTTCTGTGAGCACTTTGAATTCATATCCTCTATCAGCACACCACTCTTTTGCTGCTTCCCATTTTGATTGATTTTTAGCATATTCATAAACCTCAGCAATATATTTCTTCGTTTGTCTTTGAGGTTTTTGTGGTGGTGCAGTTTGTTTTGATGGTTTAATTTCAATCATATATTTCTTGATTGAACCATTCGCTTCTTTGACTTTAATTAGAAAATCAGGAAAATAACGGTGTATTTTACCATCTATTGGAGAACGGTAAGGAATACATTTTTCTTCTGATGCCCACTCAATGATATTTTCATTTAAGTCGCAATAAACACAAAACTTACGCTCCCATAAAGAACGATAGATGATATTTGTTGGATCACCCTTGTACTTTTCTGGAAAGGATGGTTTATATTTTCCTTTATATGACATCTAAATACTTATACTATAAAACTCATATAAGGTATTTAGAGTGGCAGTAAGATCCCGTAGAATATCTGATATCAAACCATTATTTACAAATCTTGCTCAAACCTCTCATTATCAAGTAAGATTTGGAGGATTACCTACACCTTTAATATCTTATTTAAGTCGCAGAGGGGTTAATTCTTTTTTCATTAATGAGAATGCTGGACTTCTTTGTTATGCTGCATCTTTACCTACAGCATCTTTTGCCACTAAATCCGTTGATGGCAACTTTATGGGAATACAGGAAAAGTTTGCCAAAGCAAGAGTGTACTCTGAGATTGGATTAGACTTTTATGTGGATAAAAATTATTATAATCTAAAATTCTTAGAGCACTGGATGGAGTTCATTGCAAGTGGATCTCATAACCCAATTGACAATAGTTCTGCCGGTGCGGTAAGTCAGAGAAATGCAAACTATTTTATAAGAATGCAGTATCCTGAATATTATAAGTGTAACTCTACTACTATTACTAAATTTGATAGAGATTATAATGCAGAAATTGAATATACTTTTATAGGTTTATGGCCAGTATCTTTAAGTGCTCCATCAATTTCATATGTACAGTCTGATATACTAAAAGTATCGGCATCTTTTCAGTATGATAGGTATATTGCTGGACGTGCATTGAGTAACAATTCATTTGGTGGTAACTTTAATAATATTGATTCAACATCTCCATTAGCAGCACCTCAAAACGCTGAGCAACAACAATTAATTCCAGTTCGTGGAAGTAGTGGTGTTGTTTTTAGAAATGCTAATCAAACACAAGCAGAAGCAACAGTTACAAATTCATTTACTGATTCTCGTGGTCGTCCAGTAGTTAACGGATACTAACTAAATATTTTTAACTGAAGTTTTTACAGGTTATTATGCCTTTACCAAAAATTGTTACACCAACGTATGAGTTGGAAATTCCTTCATTAAATAAAACAATCAAATATCGACCTTTTCTAGTTAAAGAAGAAAAGATTTTAATTATTGCAATGGAGAGTGAAGATCCAAAACAAATTGCAGAAGCAGTTAAAACAGTAATCGGAAACTGTATTCTGACTAGAGGAATTAAAATTGAGCAATTATCTACATTTGATATTGAATACTTGTTCTTAAATATTCGTGGAAAATCTGTAGGGGAAGAGGTAGAAGTTCTCATAACTTGTCCAGATGACGGAGTAACACAAGTTCCTGTAGCAATCAGTTTAGACGAAATTAGAGTACAAGTAAAACCAGAGCATACTAGAGATATTAAACTTGATGATCAACTTACATTGAGAATGAAGTATCCTTCAATGCAAGAATTTGTCAAGAATAATTTTTCAAGTGAAACTGATATGAGTGTCGATGATACATTTGGTATGATTTCTTCTTGTGTAGAGCAAATTTATAGTGAAGAGGAGTCTTGGGCATCTTCTGATGTAACTAAAAAAGAGTTAAATGAATTCCTAGAACAGTTGAGTTCAAAACAATTTAAAAAGATTGAAAAATTCTTTGAGACAATGCCAAAACTCACACACACTGTAACTGTAAAAAATCCAAATACAGGTGTTGAAAATGAAATTCTTTTGGAGGGTTTAGCATCTTTTTTCGGCTAGGAATGGCGCACGTTGATCTTGCGTCATATTATAAAACAAATTTTGCCCTCATTCAGCATCATAAATACTCTTTGAATGAACTAGAAAATATGATCCCTTGGGAAAGGGAAATCTATATTGGACTCCTTCATCAATACATTGAAGAAGAAAACTTAAAGAATTCATCTAATGGCTAACGGAAATACCTCATCACTTGTAGGTCTCCAAGATCAATTAAATACTGTGCGTTCAGAAGTTTTTACGATCAATTCTGGACTTCAGAATATAGCGGGATTAATTCAAACTGATAGTTTTCTTGATCAACAAAAACTACGTGATGAAAGAGAGCAACAAAGATTATTAAATGAAAGAGAAATAAGACTTGGACAAGAAGAGCAGTTACAACAGAGAGTTTCTGTATCTTTAGTCCAACCTATAGTTAAACTTGAAAATAAAATAACTCCCGTATTTGAAAGAATTACAAGTGTTCTTAAATATTTGTTTGTTGGTTTTCTTGGAAAAAATGTACTAGGTATTGTAAAATTTGGTGCTGACAAAAGCATTAAAGCGATTAATTTAATTGGAAGCACTATTAGAAATGCTTTTGGACTTATTGGATCTGGATTTTCACTATTGAAAAGTGGATTTTCTTCAGTAATTAATGGAGTTCAATCAATTACTTCAAAAATTGCAAAAAATGCAGTTAGATTAGTATCATCACCATTTAAAGCAATTTCTGATATTTTTAAAAATTTATTTAAAGTTGGTGGAGGTCGAACCGCCGCGACGGCTGGCGGTGTTGTCGGTGAGGCAACCTTAGAATCTGGATTTTTAAACATTCTTAAAAATGTTGGTAAAGTAGGTACAAGTGTTGTAAGTGGATTTTCTCTAGCACAAAATCTTAAAGAAGGTGATATTCCTGGAGCGGCATTTAATGCAGCATCAATAATTCCTTCACCTATACAATTTCCAGCAGCGGTAGCAGGTCTTGGATATGAAACTCTTACTGGTGGTGGAATTGATATGAGAAAAATGTTATCTAGTGGTAAAGAAGCATCACAAAAATTTAATTTCAATATCAGTCAGTTAAATCCATTGAATATTGATTTTTCTAAAATGGGTGAAAAGATTTTTGGATCTGAAACTGCAAATCTTGATGCACCAGCAAGAGAAGTCCAAGGTAACGTAGAAACGCCAAAAGCAACTCCAAAACCAGTTAAATTAGAAACAATACCACAACAACCAATTAGGCAAACTCCCACAATTGGAACGTTACCAGAACCACCTCCTGATGTTGTATATTTGCAGAATAATCAACAAAATTCTACTTCAGTTGCTTCTGGGGAATCACGTACCATTACAGATGTTCCTTTAATACCATCATCAAATCCTGATAACTTCTATGCATTATATGCTCAAGTTAGCTATAATGTGGTAACGTAAGATGGCAATATCATCTGGAATTTCAATCAAAACAATATCAGACTCTGTTTCAAGAACAAGAGGTGTAGCATCGCAAACTGGTAAAACCACAATTAAAATTTCTAATTTTTTAAACAAAAATATAAGTACTAAAAGAAATTTATTTTCTGATATTAAGACTTTAAAAAATAGAAGAATTGAAAGAGAAAAGAGAAATGTTCTAATTGATAGAATGTCGGCACCTATTCTTGCAGTTAGACCAAAAGGTGCTAGAGCATTATCTGCTTCTGATTCCGGTACAAGTGTTGTAAACCGTCTTCTTGGATTTCTTGGTTACTTAACTGCAGGATGGGCATTATCAAACTTACCCACTTGGATTGGATTAGGTGAACAATTTATAACTAGAATTACAGAGGCAACGTCTATTTTAAGTGGATATGGCGATGAATTGATGAGAGTAATGTCTAATGTTGGTAATGTTTTTACATCAGCTTTACAAAATATATCTACATTTGATTTTTCTGATAGTTCATTTCTTATCAGAAGCTCATTACAAGATTTAAAACTTTCTATTGATACTCTAGGTGATGGTATTAATCAAGCATTCCAGGTTTTAATTCAACCATTTGAAGCCATTGAAAAAATTCCTGATGCTTACAAACAACTTCCTTCAATAATACCAGGATTAGACAAACCAGAAGAACCAAGTCCTTCTGGAGGTGGTAATAATCAAGCTAGATCTTCTGTTGGGTCAAAAGAACAAAGAGCTGCATTGGATGCAATTTCTTTCGCTGAAGGGACCAGTGGCAAAAATGGATATAGCACTTGGGCTGGATATCAAAAACATGGTCCTGATGATCTCACTGGTTTAACTATTAGACAAATACATGATTTGCAAACTAGTTTTATTCGATCTGGTAAAGTTAAAAAAACTGGATCTGCGGTTGTAGGAAGATATCAGTTCTTGACTCCATATAATCAAGCAAAAGCGGCTGGATTAAATCCGGAAACTGATAAATTTAGTCCTGCTAATCAAGATAAAATGGCAATTCATATTATGAATCAATATGGTATTAGTGATAATTTATTAAAAAAGGAGGGAATAAGTGCAAAAGTTTCTGCAATGCTTGGTCAACAATGGGCATCTTTTCCTGGTTCTCCATTTGGACAACCAACAAAACCTCTTAAATCTATCCAACAAGCATATCAAAAATCTTTAGATTCACAACGAGTAACATCAACTCCATCACCTGCAAATACCTTAGCAAATCTTGGATCTCCTGCCGCAGCAATTCAAAGTTTCTTTACAGGTCAAAAACCTGCAGCAACACCAGCAGGTCAAAGAAGATTAGCAGTAGGTGATGTATTCACAAAATCACTTGGAAAAGGTGTTGATTACATTGAAGTTACAAGTCTTGTTGGAGACGGTAGAGGTCACGGAGGAATTGACATTGCAGCACCATCTGGAACTTATATTTCTTTAAGAGCGGACTGTGAAGTTGTAGCACAAGGACGATATGGTGATTATGGAATATTAATCGATGTTTGGATTGCAAGTTTAGGGATTCAATTAAGAATGGCGCACTTGAGTTCTGTATTAATTAAATCCGGTAAGATACCTGCAGGAACTTCTTTTGCTAGAGTTGGAGCAACCGGAAGAGTTAGTGGACCACATATTCACCTTGAATATGATACTAAAAAGGGAACTCGTGGTGGAGGTGCAGTCAATGATGATCCAAATTATGCTGCTAAATTAGATCAATATGTTAGATTGTTATATCTTACAAGTAAACCAGTTGGTCGTGCATTTTCTGGAACTACCCCATTAGTCCCAGGAGCACCATCTCTTCCTACTCAACAATCACCAGACGTTGATATACAATCAACAACTGCACTAGAAGCATTGCTTGATAGTCTGTCTCAAGAAAGAGAGGGTAGAAAAATTGTTGTAGTCGATGATAGACAACCATCTAATAGTACGATGATGATTCCTTCTGGCAATAGTGATATAGTAAGTGACATAGGAATTGACCAATCTTCTATATTAAATACCTTTATCAAAAACAGATTTCTCTTAGATTTAAGTTACGTCTAATGTCAATTACCCAGTCAATATTTGAAGAGATTACAATTGAATCCGCAGATAGACGGAGAGTAGTAGATATTACCTCTGGATCTGTGATGATTGATTATTATGAGGATGTCTTTTCTCCCACAATCACTGCAAAGATAAGAGTAGTCAATACTGGTGGTACAATTGCTCCACCAGATAGTAAAGATACACAAAAACAATCACTTTATGATGGTCTTCCCATAAGAGGTGGAGAAAGAGTTTCGATAAAAATTGCTCCAAATTCAAAAACCAATCCTGGATTAGATTTTTCTACAGATCCAAAAAAATATTTGTATGTTTCAAGTATTACTGATGTTATTTCAGAAAATAACAGAGAAAGTTTTACCTTACACTTGGTTTCAAGAGAAGCGATTACAAATGAAACTAGTCGTGTAATGAAAAAATATTCACCATCATTATCAATCGATCGATCTGTTAATTTAATTTTGAACGATGTTTTGAAAGCAAATGTGATTGGTACAATTGATAGAACTTCAAATCGTTATGGTTTTATTGGTAATATGAGAAAACCATTCACAGTTTTAACTTGGTTGGCATCCAAATCTGTACCATATGACTCCGGAAGTGGGAGCACTAGTGCAGGGTTTTTCTTCTATCAAACACAAGATGGATTTCAGTTTCGTGCTATTGATAATTTAAGTGATAAAGAAAAAAACAAACCAAAAGCAGTTTACATCTATAGTGAAGCAACTGAGGCATATGATGCTGAAAATAAGAGACAAAATAACAATTTCAAAATTCTAAGTTACAAGACAGAAAAAAATCAAAATTTAATTGAAAAACTAAGACTGGGAACATATGCAAGTACCAGAATGTTCTTTAATCCATCAACTCATACATTTTCAAATCCTCAACAAGGAGTTTATAAATCAAGCAATTATCAAGGAAAAACAAAAACATTAGGTAAAGAGAAAAAAATAAGTCTTCCAACAGTATCTCAAGGATCTAGTCAAACTTTAGCAGATATTCCTTCGAGAATTATCACAGCAGTTTATGATATAGGAACTCTAGACCCAGGAGTAAGCACACAAATTAACTCAAATCAAATGGAGTATCAATCGCAATCTTTGTTGCGATATAATACTTTGTTTACTCAAACTCTAAGTTTGATGGTGCCATCAAATACAAACTTAAGAGCAGGTGATATTATTGAGTGCCAATTTCCAAAGATTACAAGAGGTGATGCAAGAGAATATGATGACACTCAAAAAGGTGGTCTATATATGATTAAAGAAGTATGTCATCACTTTGATACAAGAAACTCTTACACATCACTTAAATTAATCAGAGACACATTCGGAAGTTAAAAATAAAATGTTCGATCAATCTTTACTTCAGAGCAATTTTATAGGAAGAGATGGATTCCGTTGGTGGATAGGGCAGGTTCCCCCATTATCAAAAAGAGATGAGGGTCTTAAAAAACAAGTTTCTGAAGGAAAAGGATGGGGATATAGACATAAAGTTAGAATTATTGGTTATCATCCTTATAGTGAGGCAGATCTTTCTAATGAGGAATTGCCTTGGGCACAAGTAATGTTGCCCACAACAGCAGGAACAGGAGCACAAAATTATGCAGTTAATCCAAAGATAAGTCCTGGTGATGTTGTTATTGGATTTTTTCTAGATGGTGATAATGCTCAAGTTCCAATTATTATGGGAGCATTGGGCAATACCTCTCAAATCACAACACTCTCTCAAGGGTACGCTTCTCCATTTATTCCATTTACTGGATACACTGATAATATTAAAAAACCAAATGGGAGATTAATACCAGACCAAACAAGTGAATCCAACATTAATTCAAATCCATCTCCAGTAATAAAACCCTCAGATAAGACAACACAAAATCAAGTTTCAGCTTCACCACATATACTTGGAAGAGAAGTTACATTTGCTGATACTTGTGAAGATACATCGATTAAAACAATCAAGTCTGAAATTAATAACCTTTTGAAAGATATTCAAGATGCAAAAAATAAAGTAAGTGAATATAAACAAAAAGCAGATGCTGTTGTAGATATTATTGTAGCAAGTATTGAATGGCAAGTTGGTCAGATGATAGATGGTTTGTTTATTTTTTTATGTGGTGATGATACTGCAACTCCACCAAAACCTGGATTAATCACAGAAGGTTTAGATAAATTATATAAAACTGTATTTGGGTCAACATTAGCAGCAACTGGAAATCCTGGTATAGCACATCAAGCTGGTGTTGCTGCTGTTGAACCTTTTGTTCCTGCTGTTAAGACTTTAGAAGAAGCAATTTCCTGTGTCACCGCACAGGTAATTAATGGTCTTAAGGCATTAGTTAAAGCTTTGCTTCGATCTTTACTCGATAATGTTAAAAACTTCGTATCTTGTGCTGCAGAACAATTTGTTGGTGCTCTTTTAAATTCTGTTGTTGATGCAATTGCCACTGGTCTTTCTAGTGCTTTAGATGGTGTTGCAAGTATTTTAGGAACAGCGTTAGACGTTGCTGATTTCCTTCGTAGTACAAATGATTTGATTAAATCAATTGGTGGTCTTTTTGATTGTAATCAAAATCAAAACAAGTGTTCAGGTCTTGTAAAAGAATATGTAATTGGACAAGGTCCAAAATCTAGTATTAATGCAATATCTTCATTTGAAAATATTTACAATAATGTCAATAATATGGTTGAACAAGCTGGAAATATCGCTGGTCAAGTTCAAGGTTATATTGGAAGTTTTGAAAATATTACTCAAACTCTAGATATTTTTAATCCAGAACAAGCACTTCAAAGTGCTTTAAGTGGATTAGAAGGTTGTTATGCAGGTTTTCCAACATCTTGTGGACCACCAGTCGTAAATATATTTGGAGGCGGTGGTAGTGGTGCTACAGCGGTTCCTATTTTTGGTTCAATTGTTAATAATCGATTAATTAACAATGTTAATCGAACGGCTAGTATTATTGGTACAACTGTTACAAATGGTGGTTCTGGTTATACATTCCCACCATTTGTAGAATTTGTCGATAACTGTGGACTGGGATATGGGGCAATCGGTCGTGCTTTGATTAATGATCAAGGACAAGTTACTTCAATTTATATGGTTTCGCCAGGAGAAAATTATCCTGTTGGTGAAGTAAATTCTAATACAGTAACAGATGTTTATGTTGATTCCCCTGGATATGATTATTCGAATGGAGACACTGCTACAGATAATTTTGGAAATGAATATGCCTTATCAATTGATAATGGTGCCATCATTTCTGCGACACCAATAAATAGAATTGAGGTCACTGATGAAGTGACAATCAATATTAATTCAGAAACTGGTACCGGTGCGATTTTAAAACCGATCCTAGGTCTCACATCAAATGTTCCAGAAGGAAAAATTCAAAAACAAGTAGATTGTATCATATAAAATGGCAGTAAATTACGAAGCTAGAGATATTTTCAGTCTAGGACCAAAATTCAGAATTACAACAAATGATTTTCAAGTTGGTTCTGATGGAAAATCAGTATATTCACTGTATTCGTATAATGATGGTAATGATGTTAATTTAATGTCATTTAGTGAAAGTGGTGCGTTTAGAATATTAAACGATCGAACGATTGAAATTGTTGCTGGAGGAAAGTCTTCTGGTAAAAGTGTAGATATTGTAATTGTTGGAAGAAATGGAGATGTTACAATCACTGCCCAAAGTAATGGTGCTGTCCGTATCAAGGGCAAGAGTGTGATGATTGAAGCAGTAGAAGACTTAGATTTAAAAGCAGGAAGAAATATTACGGCATCTTGTGGATCTGGAAGAATATTAATGAAGGCAAATAAAATCGATCAAAAAGCATTAACAGGAAATGCAATAGAAAATACCTTTGGTGTTCGCTGTTTTTCTAAAGTTCCCGTTGGAGCAGAATATATTAGAGATGTGTTCATTGGTAATACAGATGTCACTATAGGTATAGCATAATGTCTGTCATTAATCTATTCAACTTTTTAAGTTCTACAATTAATCAAAGACCTACAATTGGGTCTATCAAATATTATCACGATAATACAGTTTTTAATCAATCTGTGTTGACAGCAGGTGAACATATAGTTTGTGGGGACTCTCTAACACTTGGGGAAAAGGGAATTTGTGGCAACTTGTTTATGCTCAAAAATCCACTTGATAAAAAACCATATTTACCTAATATTATTGGAACTGGTGGAAAAATTATAAACTTTTCTGGTGCTTATCTTTTTGGCGGTATCAGTTTTACAACTAGACACTTAATTGTCGCTGGTACAACAAATCTAATTGGGAAAATTTTTGTCAATGGAAAAAATCTTGATGCAGAACTTGCACTCGGAAAAGCATTACCATCGTCTGACGAAAGACTGAAAGAAAATATACATACAATTCAAGATCCTTTAAAGAAAGTATCTGCTCTTCGTGGTGTAACTTTTGATTTTAAAAAAAGTAAGCAAAAACAAATTGGTGTTATTGCTCAAGAAGTTGAACAGATCATTCCAGAAGTTGTCGGAGAAAATCCAGATGGTTACAAAGGTGTTCAATATGGAAACTTGGTCGGTCTTTTAATTGAAGCAATTAAAGAACAACAAAAACAAATTGAAGAATTAAAGGAGAAAATAAATGAGATTTCTAAATGATATTCTAGAACAAAAAGTAGTTTCAAATAACAGTGCAATAGAAACTTTAAATGATAACAAAGTTGAAACTCAAGAAGTTATTGACTTATTCACATCTCCTTGTACAAATGTAGATACAAGAATAGTTTCGATCACTGCACAGATCAATACTCTTAAGCAGGAGATTGTTACTTTATCCACCAATGCATATGCCGTAGGTTGTGGAACCACAGCGGGTGTAACAACAATATATCCTGATGTGGTAAGAGTTTATAGTGAAAATGTTTCTAATTCTACTTATGACGGTGACAGTCCTTTTAGTACATCAAATACTACTTTAAGTTCTTCTAACGTTGGTCTTGGGACATATTTGGTTTATACTGCAAGTGATAGTTCTCAAACAGGAATAGGAAGTTTATATGGAGATTTATCATCTTGCTATAGAAATCTAATCATACCTCCTTTGTGTAATACATCAGTGTGCGTATCACACGCTTCATCAATTACTTCAAAGCAAAGTCAGATTGTATCATTGCAAAGTCAATTATCAGATTTGGTAACAAGTTCAAATCAAATCAAAACTGAGAGACGAGAATATGAAATTGAAAGATATGCTCATAACTCTACAGTTCGTGTTTTGGGAGAAGAAAACACTAGATTGTATGGATCAATTCAAACAATCAGAAATTATCCTTAAGACCCCTTGACGCCAGGCGCTCTACGCCCTATAATATGGGGGTAATCAACGAAACGCCCCAATGAGCACCGCACAAGAGACTGTCCAAGGTATTGTGATTGATGTCTGCACCCGTACCTTTCTGCTTCTCAGCGACCAAGGCAGTGAGCGCCTGGTAGAGTGTGATACTGTCGAAGAATTTATGAATGTGTTGGAAGTTGTGACTGCACAACTGGACCCCGAGCAAATCGAGTATGCTGACCTTGCAGTTCGTGGCGAGTGATGCTATAATATAAATATCGACAACGAAACGAATGGAAGTTTTCACAGTGGAAGAGTTTCAAGAGAGATTTGATGAACTGATGGAGCGTGTTGAAAACGGAGAGCATTTAGGTATAATTAACGAAAATGGGCAGGCAGCAGTTATGATGCCTGCGGATGATGACCTCATACGAATACACACAGAGCATAACGAGGCATCATAGTTCATTGTCTAGGTTCTGTCGCCTATTGGTTAAGGCCGACACCTTATAAGTGTCTGAACGGAGTTCAATTCTCCGCAGAA